GGTGAAGAAGAAAAATGAGGAACACGCCATAATAAAACCAAAGGAGAAGGTTGTTAGAAATGACGTATCACTTCGTAAGGAAGCAAACAAAAATACAGATTTTACCTGTATCAAATCTTCGTGGAAATCATTCTGTAAAAACAATCTTTTAGCAGACACGATTGTTGAGGATATTTTACCCAAGATAAATACCATAGGTTTCTTATCATACAAGTTGATAAACTTCCATTTTACACGTCTTTTGGAAGAACACAAACCATTACCTGAAATCAAACAAAATATGTTTTACCAAGCGTGTTGTATGGTTTCCCAACTCAAATATACAAAGGATACTACCGATACAACCACCGAACTATATGAAAGTTTTTCACAGATGAGGGAGTATATTACTGATGCTTTACCTGCTCGTGATTATTTGTGTTTAGGATACATTACCAACCTGAATAAACTACAACTCACTATGGCGAATAATCACCTGAAACTAAACTTTTACAATCGGTTTCGTAAATATTTGAAATTGCGAACTGGTGAAACTGATAATGCTATTGTGTATCGTTGGTTGAAAGATATTTATGACCCTAAATATGAAGGGAAGAATACATTTATTTTGTATATGCGTGAATGGTTGAAATACACACCTACGGAAGCAAACATCGTAAAACATTCTAATCATTTTGTTAAGATTTACTATTCTATTTTGAAGGAGTTTGAGAAATATCCTGATACAAAAGGAATAAGAACCTTTACTTTATTACCACACAAGCACGGTTTTACACAATCACATATTACTATTTGTAATGCTGGTTTAGAAAACACACTCAAATACATAGCAAAGAAACTAAAAGTAGAAAATAATGATGTTGAAAGTGGATTAGATGTGAAAAAGTTTTCAGAAAATAGCGAGGATTATTGGAGGGAACTTTTTAATATCAATCGTTATGAAACGAAAAACAAGAAGTTTGGATTTACTATTCTAACTGACGGTAAAAGTATTGTATTACAGATGAGAAAACCGAAACAACCGGATACACCTGTTCGTGAATACACAGAGCAACAATACGATAATTTTATAGGGATAGATCCGGGCGTGAGGGCATTGATTACTTCTTATGATACAAACGATAAAATCATTCAAGTAAATACAAGGGAGTATCGTCATAAAAGCAAAATGATTTATGCCTGTAAAAAACGTGTAGGGTGGTATAAAAGGTGGGAACATTATGAGGATTGGAAACTCATACCAACGATAAAAACCAGCAAAACCAGCGTAATGAAGGAATATTTCAAATATGTATTTCCACGTATGCGAACCTTTACAGAGTTTCATATAGAAAAAGGTTTTCGTAATTTGAACTTTACCTCCTATTGTAGAAGCAAATCAACATTAGCAAAAATATGCGAACGCATAGGAGGCGGTAAAAATGTGAAAACATTAGTAGGTTTCGGTGATTTCTCACAACAACACGGTTTAGTAAAATCGCACCCAACCACACCCATTTTACGATTGAAACGAGAACTTCGTAAATATTGTAGGGTGGTTGGAATAGATGAATACAATACCAGTAAAACGTGTTCTTCATGTAGTAATCCAATTGAATTATACAGAAACCGTATTCGTAGAAAAAAGAAGGGTATATTAGAACCCATAGCAAAAATGTCTAATATCCATAGTGTAATCCGTTGCAAACACAACGAGTGTAAATTATGCTGTCTGGATAGGGATATCAACGCTTCAAAGAACATATTAGGGTTGCTTCTCAATCAGTATAGAGGAGAAGAAAGACCAGCATGTTTCAAACCAGCAAAAATTGGCGTTATACCTCGAAAGAGCGATAAGCGTCCAAAGGCGTGCGATTCGCCATTACAACCTTGTTAATTTATTTTTTGCCGTCAAAAACGGCGTTTTAAATTACCAAGGGTGTAAAACGGTAAAGCACCCTAGATCGACTACACGATTAATTCTTCCGCATAAAATATCTACATTTGACCCCATATTAACAACATTTATATGTGAAACGTTTGATATGTGCACCGAGTTAACTAATACAATCATAGAATTGAAGGAAAAAATACATAGGTTAGAAGATCAAATATCGAATACATAAATGGTTAGATTTTTTGAGATTAGTCGCATTAGATAGCGTTCACGTCCCGATAATATAGGTAATTATTATTATAATAACCTATGTATATGAATCAATCCGAAAAGGTGATCGCCGTGTTTATTGATGGTGAGAACATCAATCAGAATCATTTTCAGGTGATTAACCAAGAAATTCGAAAGGATGGGCGTATCATCATTTACAATATTTACGCAGACTGGACGGAAATTGCTTTAAAAAAATGGAATCAAATTGCCCGTCAAAATGGATTAATATGTGTTCACTGTGATAAAATCAGCGGTAAAAATTCGGTAGACCTAAGACTAAGTGTAGACATAATGAAGACATTATATACGAACGACATGATAGATGTTTTTTATCTTGTAACATCTGACTCTGATTACCGACATGTAATTCAGGAAATAAAACAGAAAAACAAGATTGCGTATTGTATTGGGGTGTCGAAAGTAAACCAATCACTCATCTCTGTTTGTGATAAATATACCAAAATCGAGGATTTATTGAAGAAAGAACCCGTGTTGAACGATATCGACCAAATATGCGACATTGTCCAAGCTTCGATCGATACAGATAAGACAAATGTGAGTCTTATCAAGGACGAGATTTTGAGAAAGATCCCTGCGTTCGACCAAAAAACATATGGTTATACCAAGTTTTCCGACTTTTTACTTGGAACATTCAAAGATAAGATTGTAATTGATAACGGGGTTTGTCTGTGGGTATAGTGTTGACTTTACCAAGGACATTATCTTACATATATACTTAGGTAATTTTGTATATTACTGCATGAAATATACAAAACGCGACTATTTTGTTACACGGTTATTTCTTGGGTTTAGCAACACTTTTATTATATTTGGCTAATTCGGCTTTCGTTAAATTTTCTATAGGCACCAATTCTGTATCACTATCTTTGGTTTTATCACTATCCTTGATTTTATCAATCGCCTGTTTGTAATCATATAGAGCTCCTGTTTTTTCATTTAATGCATATACAGTTCCCTTGTGAGAATATTTGACGAGTCTAGTTGTTACATCACGAATTTCTTCAACACTTTTATCTGCGAGCTCTTGAGTCAATGTAGGATGAGAAGCAAATGCGTTGGTCGAAACACTACCGAAATTAAAACATACCAGATTTTCGTCCTTGTTCTGCTTTTCATATAACCTACAATCCATAGCTGTTTCTTTCACTGCGTTGAGAATGTTGGAGTTTACGTGGTTCTTTACTAATGCATTTTCGAATAGTTGTTGATCAGTTGTAATAACCATAGGTCTGGTTTCAAGATGTTTCACATATCGCTCCAATAATGTGCTTGAATCCGATTCAATTGCACTTTTTGATGATAATTTACTAATATCTCGCAGTCTTAGTGCGATATGTTTATCATCATTTCGCTGTTGTTCGGTAAGAACAGCCATATATAAAAATACCTTCACTGTGCGCATATCGGGAGGCAAATCTTGATGACTGCATATACGTCTAGCGCGCCCAATAACTTGTTCTAGACGAACCATGTGCCAGTATGGCTCCATGATATGAACAAATCGGGTATTCTTTAGATTAATTCCTTCTGCACCAGATGAAGTAATCATCAAAACGCGCACCACATCACCCATATAATTGTTTTCGTGACCCTGTTTTTGAAATGCGGACACAATACTGGAAGGGACTTCTGTCCACTTTGAATTGTAAATATTCAGAATGATTTTCTTTTCTTCATCTGATTCCGTTCCGGTATGTAATGCGAATTTAGGCTTACCTTTTTCATCTGGTTCCTCGAGTAGTTCCCAATCACCGCCTGTAGAACGACGTATTTTCAACTCAGCGAATCCATTTGCTTCTAATACCAGTTTGAAAATACCGACACCTTCCATAGTTCTAAATTGACTGTATAATAAATGCAAACCAGTATTGTCCTTATTTTGGATATTTTCCAAGATTTTCAAGAACTTGGGGCTATACATTTGTAAACCACTTGAAACGAACAATTCATCGGCGCGTCCCTTAAGTTCATTTAATGCACGTAACATACGTTTGGGATAATCTAATGTTTCTTTTGGTTCTTCTGCGTCCTCTTCTTTTTCATTGGATTCTTGGTCTAAATCCTCAACATCCTCCAAAACAGTATCCTTTGCATTTTCCAAGTTGAGAATGTCGTCTTCTTCCTCCTTCTTGGATTCTTCTTCATCCACCTTCTTGGGTTCTTCTTCTTCTACCTTCTTGGATTCTTCTTCTTCTTCATCCTCTTCTACCTTCTTGTCCTCCTCTTCTTCTTCTTCATCCACCTTCTTGTCCTCTTCTTCTTCTTCTTCTTCGTCAGATTCACTTTCGGAAGGAGTCTTTTCACCTCCTTTTGTTTTTTTTTGACCACGCTTGGAACCAACATGTTCTTCTTCGAAATCTTCTTCGCCAATTTCATCATCGCCACCTTTCTCACCATCGCCTTTCTGAGGTCTTCCGGGTGGGTCGGGGAATGCGAAATTACAACACATACGTGATGCGATTCTATATGTAGATGGAATCTTGAATAAATCAGAAGCATCATTTTTTTTATCACGTTTCGCTTGAGCCTTTTTATTCTGTTTATCACGCTTACTTTCATCGTCACGTATCTTTTCATATTGACCGAATTGATAGGCACTCATTGGAATATTTTCTATATGATAGACATCATCATGGTCAGATGGAACAAAACTAGGATAAAGACTATCATCTGCACCTTTAAAATAAGAGGTAAGTCCAAGAATACGCTTTTGAAACACACGTTCATTTTTCATGTCTTTTGCCCCTAATTCGATAAATGTATCTAAGAACTCCTTGGACACGTCAGGTAATGATTTGTTATTTGTTAGCTTCACCTTCGCACTCTCTACTCTTAATCCCTTTTTACCAAGAATACCTATGATCGTCTTTTTAAATGCAGCATCACTCATATTACCAGTTTCGTCTAACTCTACACCAGTATAGTCTTCAAATACCCCCCCGCCATGTTGAACATTAAACTCAGCTTGAATGCGCTCTATTCGTTCAGCATCCGTTTCATCTAAACGTGAATCCTTGATTGGATCGCGTATCGAAATTAAACCATTTTTATGAGTTATTATATCAGGTTCATCCTTTCTGTGTCGTTTCTTAGTCGCTACTGATTTACTCTTTTTACGTTTATTTTTAGTTCCTTTTCCACCTTTTTTTCTAGAACTATCGTCACTGTAATGATTTTCAAATCCAAATGGATTACGTGTAACAATTAGTTGTTGCCCACTAAATTCAACATAATCATATCGATTTAAACCCTCTCGTTTGAACCAAGACACGGCATTATCTTTTGTCGGTTTATCTGATCCGGACATAACGGTAAAAGGGAATGTCCAAGTTTTAATATAACCACGCAACATGTTGAATAATACTCCAATTTCATTCGGATAATTGATGATCGGTGTTCCTGATAACAATACAATGCGTGTGTTCGTCGCGCTCATTAAATACTCGTATAATTTGTAGGAAATCGACGTTTTTTCACGCAATTTATTTACAATACGACTTACAAAATTATGAACTTCATCAATAATCACAACACAGTTATCGAATGGATTCTTGGTGTAATTGTCGGTCTCTCTATCCATGATTTTTTGAGTCAATCCATTATAGTTAAGATCTGTATACTTGGAACGTATCATCTCATCAAGCTGTATATTGAGTGATTTTTTGTCCGCGTCATTCAAATCTTGGAAATTAGATGCCTGTTTCACATTGACCATCCAAGCCCCTTTATGCGTCTGCACAAATTCTTCTGGTAAACTGAGAGTTTTGGATAATACCTTTACAAAGGTGGGTTGTCCTTCAATTGATATGAATTCCCAAAACTGGTCCAATCGATAAATCGGATCACCACAAACCTTCATTTGGTCGAAAAAATTTGCCTTCAACGATTTCAACGTCAACACATAGATTTTTTTTTGCGATTTCATTCCTTCTGCAATCGCGATAGATGTGCATGTTTTACCTGAACCTAAACCGTGATATAACAACAAACCACGATATGGGGTATAAAGATTCAAATAATCACGCACAACCTGTTGATGAATCATTAGTTTAAAATCAGGCGACGACCCTTTTGCAGAAGAATCGTCACACGAAGCAACCTTATCCGACTTCGACAATTCACGTTTGTATTCAGAAAACATAGGCATCAATTGAGACAAGAATTTTTTACGATTATTCATGTAAAAGGTCGACATCTTGACGGTATGATTCATAACAGGTGTAGGTAATCGTTTATTAAACATCATTATATCGTCGGAATCATCTTCCAATACATAATCTGCTTCTTTTTCTTTTATTGTTTTGGTTCCTTCTCCTTTATCTGTAACATCCTTGGTTTTACGTTTTTTAATAACTACACTCTGGGTTGTTTTTTTTAGTTCCGGTTCCTTGGTTTCTTCTTCTCCGTCAGATTCAACAACCACATCGGAACTTATTGCGTCTATGGATGGAGGTGTAATGCTATCAACAAGGGACTCTTCTAAAATAACAGACGACTGTTGAGGCAGTTTCTTTCCCTGATTCACACGAATAACTCCTCTAGCGGACATGGCTTCAATTATTGGTCCGCGATCGATTGGATGTGTATATATACCATTTACTACAAGTGACGCGTTTTTTCGAATGGGTTGTCGTTCAGATTCGTTCATATCGCTAGTCGACGCCTTTTGTTCCTCATTTTTAATATCCTTGTGTTGGGCATCCGAATCAGACGCCATATATACTTTAAGTCCACGATTCTGGTTCGCCCCAGGTGTTGGCTTTATACCTAAAGCTGTTATGTAATTATTCATGTATCTTAGATTACTAATATAGTATAAGGTCATAATTTTATCAATATTACGATATATTCAAAATATAATAATTCAAAAAAAAATATTTGAATTATTCGGGTTATAATCAGAATCAGACTCCTTAATATGCCTGCAATATTCTCAATGCTTCTTCACATGCAACTTGCTCGCCCTTTTTCTTAATTTTATGAACTCCCTTGCCTAAACGAATAAATACGCGTCTATTCTCAGACATATACTGGTGTATATCAACAAAGGTCGCAAACTGACTAATATTCAATGCAGTGCTAGGATAAACCGAATGGATCGGTTGACCCAAACATAGATATACACCCATATGATACCCACTGTTAGCATCGTGTTCTACAAATTCCATATAATCCGGTGTGACCTTGAACTCCTTCTGAATGCGAACTTGCAACAAATTTTTATAATTATCGTCGTTACGGATTAAACTAATCCAATCAACGTGTTTTTCGAAAACATTTTCGATGAATACCTGAGCCATCTGAAACCCGGGACCCGTAATAAATGTGTTAGCGAACCAACCATGTTCATCATTCACATCAATCTTGTTAAAATCCAGGAATAATGCACCGAGAAACGCCTCGAACAGGCAACCGAGTTTCTTCAAGTTGGTTCTTGTTTGCTTTTGTTCGGTATGTTTGGAAAGAACAACCCACTTATGTAAACCCATTTCATAGGCTAAACGCCCTATCGCCTCATTTTTAACAAGCGCTATCTTCTTCTCCGTCATAAACCCCTCATTCTCCTTTGGAAAACGTCGATAAAGTATATATTTAGTGATACATTCCAATACACCATCTCCTATAAATTCCAATCTCTCATTCGATTTAGAATTTAATGGTAAACAATCATCGGGTTTAGGCACAATTATCACATTATTCTGTTCATTTTCCAAGTCAGGTCGACGCAGATATGACCTATGAATAAATGCGCGTTTATACAATTCATAGTTGAATATGGGTGCGTCAACCCCATACCTCTTCAATATATCGCAAATATCCGATTTCGAAATAGGTTTATTTAGGGGATTATATGGGTCAAATACGTAGGTGTCCTGACCCTGTGTATTTTTTTCAATTCGAATATCATCGTCAAGTGTCGTGGGGGTAGGTCGTGTATTCGTATTCATGTTATTTCGCAAATAAAATGAATCCAAAGAACTATAATAGTCTAATGTGGTATATCTAAACTGTTTTAGATATAACACTTGCTTTCAATTTTTTGTCTTTTTATAGTATATAATTATGGCTGGTCTCACAAAAAAACAGATGACTTCCGCAAACGGTCTCCGTATTAGTTCTAATGCTAGCACAAATATTAACCAGGGTGGCGGTGATAAAAAGGCTGGTCTTCCTTATCAAATTGGTCGCGATAGATGGTTTTATGCCGCGATGAATAATGTTGGTTCTCGTAACACTCTATACAACTATGGCTCACCCAATGTTGTGTTTGGTCTTCGTCACACTAGAAACCCCAATGTTAACATTTCTCGTCCCATCGGAAGCACACTCACGCCCAATCCTTACTGGAGCATGAATCTTTAAAATAGTTATTAAAACAATATAACTAAGTAATAATGTGTTGTATAAGCAATACATTATGAAAATTGTATTCGATGAACGAGAAACCGCGTTGCACGAAAAATGTAGTGCCCTGAATATCACAATCCCGATTGAAAAACGCGTTCTAACTTTAGGCGATATTCTCATAACAGACGATGACGACAAGGAAATCTTATTGATAGAGCGCAAGTCGCTATCTGATTTAATCGCTAGTATCAAAGATAGTCGTTACGAAGAACAATCCTATCGTTTAATTCACGCGTCTGGTATGTGTAGGCATCATATTGTCTATATTATTGAGGGGCTTTTTTCCCAACTCCGAACTCCGGTTGAAAAAAAAATGGTTTATTCTGCAATGACTACATTACAAGTATTCAAAGGATTTAGTGTGATTCGAACAAATTCGCTACAAGAAACCGCGGATTGGATCGCAAATTGTTCCGATAAACTCAATCGTGAAATTTTACGCGGGAATCAACCTTGGACATCCGATATCATTACTACTGATACATCTGCACCTCCCGCATATTGCACCGTAGTAAAACGCACAAAAAAAGACAACATTACACCCGAGAACATAGGTGAAATATTATTATGTCAAATACCCGGTATCAGTTCTGTATCAGCCATGGCTATTATGCATAAGTTCCAAACTATATCGAATTTAATTGATAATGTGAAACTCGATGAAAACTGTATGAATGATATCATGTGCGAAACTCGCGGGAAAACACGTAAATTGGGGAAAAATATCGTTCAAAATATCATCACATATCTGATTTGATTATTCGTTTGATGTAGGAATACTTTGTTTGTCTTCAACTTCAGGATAATCGCCAAATTTGAGGTTACTCACAACTGTCGGTGGTTCAACCGAATTTCCCGCATATTTACCACCCCGAATTTTATCCGCAGTAAATACAGCACCCCCCCACCCGGAATCCATCGCATTATCACTAAGACCATCGGGATTTTGTGTTTTTGTAGAATCGTGAATTTTGTCTAAAACCGTATATTTTCCAACATATTGACTGCTTGGGTCAAAGCCATATGTGCCTTGATTATATGGCTTTTTACGATTCGCGTCTAAATAAGGAACCGTTGGTGGGTGACCATTGGTTGATTGAACATTAGTCGAACCATAGAGAGCCAGATTTACAGACTGATGAGCCTTGGGACCAGAAGGGGGCATAAATTTAGGTGCTACCTTTGTTGCGTTTTGGAAATAATCACCAGCTGAACCCAACATTAACGGGTCGACTGTGATATCATTACTATTCGGTTGTCTCATGCGATACACTTCTTCACCTTGTGTGTTTGTTTCCTCTTGTAAAAACAATACTGGACAAGTTTGATTATATACATCACGTTGAACCTTTACATAAGCAATATATTGTTCTAAATTCTCGAAAAAGATTGGATTTTGTTTTGGGATTTCTGGTAAATTTTTATTAAACAGCATCAACTGTTTACCGCGTTTTATTAATAGGGTCGGACACATATCAGTTGACTCCGCTTGTATCAAATCTTCCGTCTCTAAATCATTACTACTTGGTGAAGGTGAGGCATCGAAGTCGACAACCTTATTTCGTAGCTCAGTTAGTTCATCCTCCATTTCAGTCCATTCACTACTTTTTCCCATCCAAAAAATAAAGTAAATACCCGCTAAAAATACCGTCAATAAAAAAATGGTGAGACCATATTGGAAAAAAATCCTTTTTGCAACTGGATATAAATTTTTCATGATGCGTTTCTATATATTTAGATGGATAGAATAATATAGGATCTACTTATTTCTATTAATAATATATAATGGTTTCACGCAAAAGAACCAAACAATCCAAGAAATCCGCTGCAAAACGTAATAATACAACTCGTAAGTCTAAACAGACAGGGGGGTTGCAGAAAATGCATGTTGGAAAAATCACAGCAGATTGGTGCGGACATTGTAAACAACTTATACCTGAATGGAATAAAATGAAAAAAATGATGAAAAAAGGCAAAATGAATAAATGGGATTTTAAATTCAGTGAAATTGGCGATACCGAAAAGAATCGGGCAAAAAATTTGACGGTTGACTCTCAACTACAGCAATTAAATTCGAAACATTTTCCAAATGGTGAACATATTATCGCTGTCGACGGTGGATTCCCTACACTTTTCAAAATATGCGGCAAGGATATGGAATATTATACCGGACAAAGAACCGCAAAAGATATGTTCACTTGGTATACACGTGGATGTGAAAAGATACCGCTTGCTCATAATTCAGACACATTCGAATTTTAATCCAAAGTGTTGTATTACATCATTGGTTTACACGTTTGTGTCTTACCACCTAGATATCTCAATGTTGATTTATTATCCACATTGAGATTCATATTTACAACCAAATTCGTTACTGCTGAACGGTCGTCATCATTTCTTTTATTTTATCGACCGACATGTCTGCGAATTTTACAACTTCATCGGGTTCCATTACATCTATCATGTTCATTAATGTCTCGGTTTGTTCTGGAGATAGATTAGACAATTCTTTTGTTTTTTCTACCGACAAATTACTTAACACCTCAGATATTTTTGCCATTTTTGCCTTTTTTGCATCAACATCATTTACTTCATCAAACCCTTCAATACTAATATCGCGAATATATGGATACAGAACCATGTAAACAATTGTGAACAAAAATGCATGAATGCATGTTATAGTAAGAAATGATACCTTCTTTGGTATTTTATACAATACTCCAGGTGTAAATATAATCGCAAGAAGAATGGTTGCTAAAACTTGAATCATTCGAATGTATATAGTATACAGGCATTATTATACAAAATTGAATGAAAATAGTATTCCGATATCAGTTATAACTTTTAATCAAACTTATTAAACCGAACTTATCTATTACTGTAATGTCGGACACAAAAAAAACCGTCAAGGTGAAGAGGAGCGTTTCCGGAAAATCGTTCCGATTGGTTGATTTCCATATATATAACCAGAGCCCGGAACCCGAATCCGACGATTCAGGAGCAGATAATCGCTATACGAAAGCTCCTAAAACAGCCACGTCCTCCAAATTCGTGATACAAATGTTCGGTATCAACGAAAAAGGGGAAACATGTAGCATATACATCGATAATTACCAACCCTTCTTCTACATTCGCATTGGCGATGATTGGGGAAATAGTGACGCAAATGAACTGTTACATCTTATTCGCAAGCGTGTCGGATATTTTCACAGCGAAGCAATCGTCGGTATCGAAATCGCAGAACACAATAAATTATATGGATTCAGTGGAGAAAAGAAGCAGCGATTTGCGAAAATAACCTTTAAAAACACAACCGCCATGAATCGTGTTCGTAGTTTATGGTATACCTATCTTACCGAAGAGGAACGCAAATATTCGAGTGAATATCGCCGTCTAACACCCCTTGTATTCAAGAAGATCACTCTCGAACTATATGAGAGCACGATTCCTCCTCTACTTCGTTACTTTCATATTCACAATGTTAGTCCTTCAGGGTGGGTTTTCGTCCATACAACCAAGGCAATTATACCAGAAATAAGGACAACAACATGCGATTTCGAATATATATGCACCATCTCACAAATCAAACCTCTTCCTGATAAGGAAACCATTGTCCCATATAAAATATGCAGTTTTGATATTGAAGCTAGTAGTAGTCATGGTGATTTCCCATTGCCGATTAAAACATATAAGCGTCTTGCTATCAACATTGTGGATATGTTTCTGCGCATGGAGACGTCCTCGCAAAAATTGGATGTGTCCCGTGCGAAATCATTGTTGAAACGATGTATTCTCACTGCATTCTCACACGACAAATTTGAAAATGTGGATATTGTATATCCAAAGAACGTGCCATCCAAGTCGAATGTAATGTCGCTTATTGAAATTCTGCAAAATACTCCTATCAAGGGTGCAAAAGAGAGTAATTTGGAGAACGGTGATAATTCACATCTTCTCGATCTAGAAGTGTTATTTGAACAGATCAAACAACAGATGAGTGGGAGTGACGAGACCAGTGGAGATGGGGACGGTGAGACTCCGACTGAGGTAGAATCAGCACCCATCTGGACGAAAAATCGAACCACAGTCAAAAAACTAGGTAAGGCAGAGGAAAAATTGTCGTTGGTCGACATACTATTGAGCCCAAAATATGAACGTGACGCGAAAATCCAATATACAAATGACGTATTGACTATGATGTTTCCACGATTGGAAGGTGACTATGTAACTTTCATTGGGTCCACATTCTTGCGTTACGGAGAACCCGAACCCTATTTGAACCACTGTCTGGTGTTGGGTTCATGTGACCCAGTTGATGGGTCGGTCATCGAAACTGTCGACACCGAGTCCGATTTGCTACTCCAGTGGCGAGACCTGATTCAGAAAGAGAATCCAGATGTTATTATTGGATATAATATATTTGGGTTTGATTACGAGTTCATGTTCCGTCGTGCGCAAGAAAATCATTGCGAACGCGACTTCCTGAAATTATCAAGGAAACGCGACGAGGTTTGTGCGAAGGAAATTGACGGGGAACTGTCTATCGAAAATACCAAAATCGTATTAGCCACGGGTGAATATGACCTACGGTTTTATAAAACGACCGGTCGACTTCAGATTGATATGTATACATATTTCCGTCGCGACTTCAACCTGACCTCTTACAAACTCGATGATGTTGCGGGTCAATATATAAGCGATAGTGTGAAACGCGTTGAACATGTAAATCATCCGGTTCATGGAGACGTTACCGAATTGTTCAGTAAGAATTTAGCGGGTCTTCATGTTGGTGATTTCATTCACATTGAACTAAGTGGTTTCACATCTGATTATTACAAAGAAGGAAAAAAGTTTCGCGTATTGGATATTGATCACGAACGAACGGTTTGTGAAACGGTTAAGGGTGAAGAAAAGACGAACAAATACAAGGTTATTGTTATAGGGGGAACTGAAATGGAAGACGATACGACTAAGAGCGTCAAATGGGGGATGGCGAAGGATGATGTCTCGGTCCAGGATATATTCCGTCTTTCAAAAGGTTCTGCGTCTGACCGCGCGATTGTAGCGAAATACTGTATTCAAGATTGTAACCTTGTTCACCATCTTATGACGAAGATTGACGTGATGACCGGATATGTCGAGATGTCGCGCATTTGCAGTGTTCCCATCTCGTTCCTTGTGTTTCGTGGTCAGGGTATTAAGCTCACCAGTTATGTTGCGAAAAAGTGTAGGGAGAAGGATACACTTATGCCCGATTTGGAAAAGTCGTCGTCAGGTGATGGTTATGAAGGTGCTATTGTATTACCTCCCAAGTGCTCCATGTATATGGACAATCCCGTTGCATGTGTGGATTATGCGTCACTGTATCCGTCTTCGATGATTAGTCAAAATTATTCACATGATAGTAAGGTTTGGACAAAGGAGTATGATTTGCATGGAACATTGGTAAAGGAAACTGGTGAAGTAGATGCAGCGGGGAACTATATTTACGATAATTTGCCCGGATATCAATATATCGACATTGATTTCGACACATATAGGACGGTTCGCAAAACACCCACCTCTCGGGCAGATAAAGTGATATCTGGTAAAAAAACGTGCAGGTGGGCACAACTCCCGGCTGACCAAAAATCTATTATGCCCGCTATTTTGGAAGAATTGCTGAAGGCGCGAAAGTCAACCCGTAATAAAATCAAGACTGAATCCGACCCATTCATGAAGAACATTTTGGATAAACGTCAACTCGGTTATAAGGTAACTGCTAATTCGTTATATGGTCAATGTGGCGCACGCACATCAACCTTTTATGAACAAGATGTTGCTGCCTCAACTACTGCGACGGGACGTATGATGCTTACCTATGCTAAACGTGTGATTGAAGAAGTCTACAAGAATCGTCTATATGATACCAAATGTGGTGGGCTTGTAAGATGCAATGCCGAATATATATATGGCGATACAGACAGTGTGTTCTTCACCATGAATTTGGAAGACCCTAAGACCGGTGCTAAAATACGCGGTAAACCGGCTTTAGAAATGACGATTGAGATAGGACAAGATGTAGGTGCACTTTGCTCACAATTCTTGAAAGCACCACAATGTCTAGAATATGAAAAGACGCTCATGCCGTTTATTCTGCTTTCAAAGAAGCGCTACGTTGGAATGTTGTATGAAGAGGATGCGAATAAAGGCGAAATGAAATACATGGGTTTGTCTCTGAAACGTCGCGATTCGTGTGATTATCTGAAGGACACATATGGTGGTATATTGAATATATTGATGAAGGAGAATGATATCCAAAAGGCAATTGACTTCTTATATCGTTCTCTTGATAATCTTATCGCCGGAACCGTTCCTATGGAAAAACTCGCAATTACAAAGGCTTTGCGAAGTGATTACAAAAATCCGCTACAAATTGGACATTGGGTTCTTGCCGAACGTATCGGTAAGCGTGACCCAGGTAATCGACCAAAACCAGGCGATCGCATGAAATTTGTATTTGTTGTGAATAATCAGAAAAAAGCGCTTATGGGGGACAAAATCGAAACTCCCGAATATATTTTGGAAAATAACCTACAAATCGACTACACACATTATATTACGAACCAACTTATGAAGCCATTGCAACAATTGTTCGGACTCGCCCTAGAGCCAATATGGGAACATCAGCGCAAAACGTCCGCTATAAAGACGTATCGCAAAGATGTGATACGCATTGAATCTGAAAACCCGGATATGGAATCTTTTATGAAGAAAAAGGAGAAATATTGTTCACAGAAAATAAAAACGTTATTATTTGATAAATTCCTTACGAAAATCGAGCACGCACGGACTGGGATGCAGACAATTACCGGTTTCTTCAATTAGATGCGTTGCGAATATTGTATATTATTATTTTTTTCTCTACTATTATTATACAATGACCGCTTGGACTGACGCTGTTAAGAAGACGTTTCACATGAACCGCAAAACAAACAAATCTTACCAATTTAAGAATGCTCTTATCGACGCAAAGAAGATTTACAAGAAGGGTAGTGGGGTGATTTCCGATACAGCTAGCAAGGGAACTGGTCTTGTTAGAAAGACTGTGCGTAAGGGAACCGGTATGGTTAAAAAGGTTGCACGCAAAGCAAAGCGCGCAGTTACTGGACGCAAACGCAAAGGCAAGAGTGGGTCCACCCGCAAACGCAAGACCGCTTCTCGTCGTAAGTAATAAAATTGAAACTAGCTAGTTGGTTAGTTATATGATATAATAACTTAGATATATATTATATTATATTACCATGTCTCGACCACTCATTGTTTCTCTCGAGGGTAACATCGGCGCAGGTAAATCGACCTTTCTGGAAAATCTGGAAATGCATTTAGGCAAACAATCTGGATGGGTGTTCTTACGAGAACCGGTTCATATATGGGAACAAATTTGTGACCAAAATGGTCAGACTATTTTGGCGAAGTTTTATGAAAATCCCGATAAATATGCATTTGCGTTCCAAATTATGGCGTATACGACTCGTCTTCATGAACTGAAGCGAGTTTTACGCGAGAACCCCGATTGTGTTGGTATTATTTGTGAACGTTCGCTTGATGCAGATAAGCATATCTTTGCTAAAATGTTACACAGTGATGGTCTCATTGATGATGTGATGTATGAGATTTATGAGCGTTACTTTTCAGAATATGAAGGGAATTTTACATTGGATGGGATGATTTATGTCGAAGCTGAACCCGATGTATGTTACCAGCGTGTTGCGAAACGTTCTCGCGATGGTGAATCTAGTATTGCTCTCGATTATTTGCAGAAATGCCATCAATATCACACCCAATGGATTGAACATACAGAAACCAAAGTATTGAAATTGGACGTTAATGATGACGTAGAAGTATCAGTTCTTCAGGGTAAAATGCGAAACTGGCTTTATGAAGCGGAATCGTTCCTTCAAAAGTTTACCGTGAATTCTCAGTCTCAATCTAGTATCGGAATGTAATCGCTTTTATTATAATACTTCAAATTTGCTACCCCCTGCACTTAATATATTTTTTAGTTGTTCGGTCAGTTCAGCATTATTATTGAATGTGCCCCCCAAATGTGTTTTACCCTGACCCTGACCAGCAGCAGGAGTTGTAGAAGAATTAGAAGCAGCGGTAGTAGAAGAACTAGAAGCAGGAGTTGTAGTAGTAGTTGTTGTAGAACTAGAAGCAGCGGTAGTAGTAGAAGAACTAGAAGCAGATCCTCCATCCGATACCATATATCGACCATTTGTCCACTTTACTTCGTGATTTTTTTCTCCAATAGATAAAGAACATTTTGTGATACGACCGTCATTCTCGTCATATTCTATACCAACGATATTGATTTGTTTTGTTTCAGTCGACATTTTACATTATTTAGATAAAAAAATTTCGTTCGTCTTGCTTATTTATTATCGTAGTTAAGAGTAGTTATAAATGAATATGTCGAACCCTCGATATACTACATGGATGATTGTATATACACCGAACAAAGAACGGGTTGCGAATTTTAATCATATTAATAACACAATTCCAACGAAACTATTTGTAGCCATCGACACAGTTTCACAATTTGATAAATATTCCAATATGGCGATTGACCAAAAATATTGTACACCTGAATATATACAATCCGTCAAAAAATGCCCGGGTAAATTAGGTTGTAATCTATCTCATCAATTGCTCCTAGAAGAGATACAACAGAATAGTCCGACTGATTGGAATTTGGTGCTGGAAGACGATACGGTTATTTATAGCCCATTATTTCTAAAGGACGTTGGGTATACACTTGGTGCTGCAGATAGTTGTGGTTCGCATTATATTCAATCATATTCACATAAACGGTTCCGTAATAACCAACGTAAATATAACAAAATTGGGGATAATGTATATAATATGATGCGGCAATGGGGAACATGTGCTTATTTCATTCATAAAGATGGTATTCCTAAAATACAATCAATATACCCTGTCGCACGTAATATTGATTTTGTATATTGTTCGCTCTTAAATCAGCTTAAAGCCCTTTGTTGGTTAACTCACTCGGTCAAGACGATTGGTCCGTCCGATGCGTTTGATACAAATAGTTTATTAAATAGCATTATTTTATCAGATAATATGAAGGTTCGAGGAGGATTTTCCGCGACAGATATTCATTGGGACAACCTTCATTTGAAAGATACTTATGCTGAATATGTCCCAAATAAAGATGCGAATGACGTGAAGAAAGAGAATGACCTTCTGAAACAAACTGTAACCAAGACAATAAACACCATTTTGGATCAGATTATATCGAAAGACCAGTTTGTCCAAGAAGAATAAACATTCAATCAAATAATGTGATTATTTCATTGAATAGATTGGTATCAAAATCATCTATTTTTTCGACCGAAACGTCTCGTTTTAGATGCGCCCTTGTTATTCTTTTTTACAGTCATCGGTTTACCACGACCACCCTTTTTTAGTGTAGATTTAGACCGCTTTTTACGGGTAGATTTTCCACCAGAGTTGCTTAAAAATGTCGGATCAGTCTGTTTTAATATTTTCACCAAATGAGGTTTTATCGTGTTTTTAATAGAACTTTGTTTTGTATCGTCATACTCGTCTAGTTTTTCATCGTGTATCTTGTTATAACGACCTATAAAATGTTGCATTAACAATATTTGGGATGCTTTATATTTTTTGTATTCGACTGAATCGCCAATAAATCTACCAATCGCCCTGTCGAAATTATTTCGTTTCGTTTCATTTTTAACAATATCTTCATACTGATGTTTAAATAAATCCTTGATGTTTTGTGTAGTATCTTCGCGTTGTTCTTCTTTTATTTCCCGTAGATATGCGGCTGCCCGCTCCCTATTTGCATCCTTCCTCGTCTTCTTCCGTGCATTATCCTCCTTATCCTCCTTATCCTTCTTCTGTGTCTTCCGTGCATTATCCTCCTTATCCTTCTGTGTCTTCTGTGCATTCTTCTCCTTCTGTGTCTTCCGTGCATTCTCACCCGCAACCTCCCTATAAATTTTGTTTTGCACTTGACTCGATTTCAGTCTCCGTTTTTTCTTCGCATCATCCGTCTCCGTATTATTCTTCGTTGGCGCGTGTTCCGTCTTCGCTAATACTGCATTATTATTATTCTTCTTCGTTGGCGCATGTTCCGTCTTCGCTAATACTGTATTATTATTCTTCGTTTGCGCATGTTTCGTCTTCGCATTATCATCTGTTGCAGCTGTCTGTATAAACTTTGACGATTGCGTTGTCCACATTGTGCGATTTTTTGTATTCAATCTTTCTCTCTCCTCCTGTTGTTGTTTCGTCAGGGCTTTCAAATTATCTCTAAGTCTTATCGACGGTGCTACGTTTATTACATACATCGCGTCCTTCTTCGCCTTATCCTCAACGTCCTTCTTCGCCTTATCATCCGCATCCTTCTTCGCCTTATCATCCGCATCCTTCTTCGCCTTATCATCCGCATCCTTCTTATCCTTATCATCCGCATCCTTCTTCGCCTTATCATCCGCATCCTTCTTCGCCTTATCATCCGCATCCTTCTTATCCTCCGCATCCTTCTTATCCTTATCACCAGCGTCCTTCTTCGCCTTATCCTCCGCGTCATTCACAGCAGCTTGTCTAGCAGTGTTTGCATTCTCAATTTTATCACTTATATATCTACCATTTTGCAAAGTATATTTATCATGTTCACCCAATATTATCTTATTTTTTTCAATATCAACATTGTTATAAATAGTAACCCATTCGGGTTTTTTCGCATCTATACCATATTTGACCAGCATTATTTGTCCATTTTTTGTGCCTTTCACATCGGAACCTTTTAAAACGCCTTTTGATTCAACTGTATGTGGTAGATATACGATTATAAAATACTGATTTTTAATTGTTATTTTGTTATCTAATTTTTGTAACATCTCACTTAATTTGGTTTCAATGTTTGCCGGAGTCAAATCTTTCACCTCTCCCATTGTTTTTTTTACGATTGTTGACTTGGAATCCATGGTTTTTTTACAATTTGTTTTTGTTGTTCCATTATCGTCTAAAACGAATCGGAGTTTACATATATCGTGAGGTTGTTTATCATCTGAATTCAGACCAACATATTTATCCAAATTTTGTGCTAACTGCTCTGTAAATTTATTTGTACCGATTATCGCTGCTATTTTTGGATCAATTCGCCCTATTATACTTACCGCATTCGACATAACTACATTACATAGAGACTTTTTATGGTTGCTAAACGTTCAATGAAATAATGTATTTATTTCATGGAAATTATTTACTTCTTTTTACGTTGGGAACGACGTCCCTTCTTTGTCGATTTATTCTGACGACGAGGGCGTGTGCCCCCCTTCTTTTTATTTGACCTGCGCTTCCTGCGAGTCTTTTTACCACCATCAAACGGATTGGTAGAAACAGCAGGCTCTTCTGCAAATCCGATATTACTTGTTCCAAGTAATTCATTAATTATACCTAACACTGGTGTCTCGCCTGTATCAGTCGATTTAATAACATTATCGACTACTTTAATTGTCTTATATTCAGTACTTGTTTGTATGTAGTGAATACGTCCTTCACCGGTAACCCTATCACCGTCTAATTTATATAAAAACACTAATTGAAATGACTGACCCCCAACATACGTACCTGCTGCGATTTTACCCAATATTGGGTTTTTCGGTTGGTATGTATCTGAAGTGCTCAACTCAATAATATTCTTAAACATTGCCGATGCATCATCCACACGCGTCTCAACGTTGGTAATCCCACGATGATTTGATTCATCCGTCGACCATTTAGTATTTTTTTTATACATCCATTTAACGGGTGTGAAAGTCTCTATCGCTTGGGTATTAACGTTGTATGTAAAATTACTTGCACTAACACCCGCATACATTTTAGCAGTTCCATTTAACACATCAGATGTTGTATATTTACCCCCTACATTACCAGCAAGTGTGTTAATACCGGCGATAACAATTGCGTTTGTATATCCGTCGCTGATGGATAATCTATATAAGGTTTCCATACCATTCTTCAGTCCAGCAGGAGCAACATTGGGTTCATCTGCAACATTGGGTTCATCTGCAACATTGGGTTCATCTGCAACATTGGGTTCATCTGCAACATTGGGAGTAGCTGCATTCTGGTCATTTGTTGGTTCATCCATTGTTCGTATTATACATTATTCCGACAAAATTATTTATCTAAATAGGTTAAATGAAGCTCTCAAGAAGTAAACAATATATATCATGGATAAATCTAGCAACATTTCTCGCCATAGTATCCATTTGTATCGCTTTTTATGCAATGATCACGAAATACTTGACTTGGAAATCATCCGAATTCGGTAAAGAGGGGTTTTTTCTCGAATCCTTCTTCCGCAAAAAGTCGAATATCGGTATTGTATCCATGATGAAAGATCCCAAAAACATCGAAACATGGTTGGATATGCACCGCGTTCTTGGGATACGTCATTTTTACATTCGTTTAGAAGAAACTCCCGACTTAGAACTCTTTCTAAAGAACCAACCCGACGTGACCGTTCGTTCTGGAAAATCGTCTGGTGTGAATGAATATGAAGATATACAAATACGTCAAAATGCATGGGTTGATGAAGCATTGAAAATGGCTACATTGGACAATCAGCAAGTAAAATGGTTGATACACATTGACGCGGATGAAATCCTCCAAGGTAACTTAGACCAAATCGCACAATTACCCGAAAACGTCCGCACCTTCTGGATGCAAAATCTTGAAGCCAAGTATTCAAAAATACCATCTGAATCCGATAACTGTTTCGAAGCATCCACTTTTGTCGACTGTTCCAAACACCCCGATAAATGTGTTAGTTACGGTAATGGAAAAAGCGGTGGTCGTGCAGCACCTGATGTAGTCGCAAATGGACCCCATCGCATGAAAACCAACACCCCAAACTCTTCTATGCCTAAATTATCCGATGTATTCGTTCAACATTATGAAAGTTGCGATTTCGAAACATACAAAAAGAAATTTAAACGACTCGCTGTCCAAGACAAGAATAACGATATCCCATTTCCTTACTACAATGAATCCATTGAAGCGTGTAAACATGATGACGACGATGAATTACGCAGAATTTATACAAAATACCGCATCGAATAAATCAATATCCTGTAAAATTGAATGCCTTTTTAGACAATGAGTTATTCGTATCAAAACACACATTTTACAATGTCTACTTTTACACAACAACCCAATCGCCGACGTCGAGTCATGGTATTCGACGTCGAAACTACTGGATTACTTCCAAGATCGCGCGAAGGAATCCCCCTCACCGATCTCCCTCACATTTTGCAAATCAGTTTTGTTATTTTCGACACCCAGAATTGGCGAGTTGTGAAATCTGTGGATTTATACATCAATGTCGATAAATCCGTCGAAATTTCACCGTTTATCACCGGACTCACTGGAATCACACGCGAATTGTGCGATAAAGGTGTAACCATTACCAATGCTATGTGCGAATTCTACAAAGAATATATGCTATGCGATATGATTGTCGCACACAACATCAAATTTGACCGAGAAATGGTTTTGGTCGAAATGAGCCGACACAGTGTAGTTCTTGCTGAATGTGGTTGCAACTCATTAGCATCTGTCTTCGACAAAGAATTCGAAAAGGCGAACAACAAAGAACTACACTGCACCATGGAAATGGGTCGCGGTGCATGCAAAATCGAGGTTCTTTCCAAAGCTGGAAAGACCTATTTCAAGAGTCCTAAACTGGTAGAATTGTATGAGCATCTATTCGGAATGGTTCCTATGGATTTGCATAATTCACTCGTAGATACCTATATTTGTCTACGATGCTTGGTCAAGATGCGATTCAAATTCGACTTGTCTCTATCCATGCTACCGAATATTCGATTCGAACCATCCAAACTGGTCACAACCGCCTAAAAATAAAATCACAAAATAAAAATAACAAGTCTGGGAGCTTGTTTTTTTTCGAACGATATGTAAACCAATCAATGCTCACATTGTCTGAAAGTAAATTGTATTTTTTAATTGGTTGTATACCACTTCGAATTGGTATGGCTATACTACCAATGTATTTAGATAAATCTTGGCTTCCTCGTTATGGTGTAGTTTTATTATCTATATCGATTGGATTACTGTATTTGTATTTTACGAATGAAAGAATGAATGCACCTGAAGGTGGTGGGAATACATGGTGGGCTAAGTATAGAATATTACATGGATTATTGTATTTATGCGCCGCAATATATGCTTTTATGAACCAATCAATCGCAAGTATTCCCCTATTTATGGATGCTTCTCTTGGACTGGGTCTGTTTGTGAATAAGCATTATCTATCGTAAACGTGTTTATCACATCGAAATATTATCTCGATGTAATCAAAATGTTGTATTCTCTCTTGATCAGTTCCGGACTTCTTCTTCTTCTCACCCAAAGCACCCTAGGTATATTTAACGAAACCTATAAACCAATACAGTTAGATTCCAAGAACATATTACTGTTACGGGGTGAAATCACCGAAAAATTAGCCACACAGTTCGTCTATGAATTGAATCGAAAAACGTCGAAAAAGGGTCTCTATGTATATTTAGACACAAATGGTGGGTCGGTTGATGCTGGTAATAAAATAGTGAGCGAAATACAAAAATACGATCTAGATTGTATCGCACATAAGGCAATCAGTATGGGCTTTGTTATTTTACAATCATGTCGGAAACGTTATATAACACCTCTTGGAACATTGATGCAACATCAGATTAGTTATGGTGTAATGGATGAAAAAGCCAAGGTAGAAAGTTATGTGGAGTTTATCAAGCAAGTCGGTGAATATCTGAATGGGATGCAAGCAGATAAAATTGGTATAACACACGATGAATTGCGATTGAAAACATATAATGACTGGTGGATGTTCGGTGAAAATGCTATGAGAGCCAATTGTGTAGACGAAGTTGCTATTGTGAAATGTTCGTCCAAACTAACAAATCAAACATATACAGTCGATTCCGCAGGAACTACTTATGTATACTCGAAATGTCCTTTGGTTACTGGACCCGTGGAAGAACGAAAGGTCAGAACAAACCGAGATTTTATAAACAATGAATGGTAAGATGCTCTAAATAAACGCTGTATAATTCGAGTCAAATTATTTTCAATAAAAAGACGTTTGGATGAACGCCATTTTTTATTATATTTTTGTATACTTAGTGCATCAAATTAAAGGTCTGGATTGTTACACAATCTTCGCATATACCAATAACCCCATAGGGAATTATATACGCAATATTATGGTTTGACTCTATACAACCTCGGTCTTTCCATGAATTTTTATATACAACTTGGTCTTGAACATTGACCAGATTATAAGTTTGTTTCATGTATGCAATATTCAATCTACACTGTGGGTTGCGTTGCTCTGCCCATGTGACGTGAATTTCATCGGGCGAAGGCATTCTCAGTGAAGTTCGGCACATTGGACAGTTGAGGTTCCAGTTGTGAACACACTCCTCGTGGAACTTATGTCTACAGTCCCATTTTTGGATATATTCCCCCCCTGTTGTATTTGTATTAAGACAAATACAACATATTTGATCGTCGGTTGAATCGGACATGGTTATTTTGGTTGTCCATAGCATTTGTTAAGATAAACCTTTCAATTTTATTGTGAGGACTCACCAAAAACCGACCTGTCTCCTCGTGAATCGAAAAGTCGGAATTTGCGGGATATACACATTATCATATTCGACCTCACCACGTTCCATTATCTCTTCTCCGTTCACTAAATTACATGGTTCATTGTTTTCATTATCTTCATCCTCATCCAATCCGTCGAAAAATATTCTTTCGAAAAACGTGAATAAATAGCTAATTAAAGACATATATGATGTATACACATATATTGTATATATCATTTTGTATACACATATTGTATATGATTATGCCGAACACATCTCACATATGTCGTCTTCTTCAATAATACCCTGACCCTTTTCAGGTTCAATCGTAAATTGCTGTGCCTGATGTCTACCTCTGCGACGCAAATAATATATTCCGGTTTTCAATCCCTTATCCCATGCATAAAAGTGCATTGACGTCAAGGCGCTATATGTGGGGTCTTCCATCCACAAATTCAATGATTGACTCTGACATACAAATGCACCTCTGTCCGCCGCCATATCAATCAAATTTCGCATCGGGATCTCCCAAACTGTCTTATATTTATCTCGAATATTCTGAGGAATCGCTTCAATATGTTGAACTGAACCATGATTCGCAATAATATTATTTTTCACTTGGTCGTTCCATATCCCCAATTCAATTAATTCACGCATCAAATATTTATTCACCATCATAAACTCCCCCGCCAACGTGCGACGACTATATATGTTTGACGTAATCGGTTCAATACATTCATTGTATCCAAGGATTTGCGATGTGGATGCAGTCGGCATTGGGGCGACCAAAAGCGAATTTCGCAATCCATGTTCCTTAATTTGCGCCTTCAATGCCGCCCAATCATATCGCCCCTCTGTCGGCGTTACACCCCACATATCATACTGTAATTCACCCTGACTTGCAGGAGAGCCATGAAACGTCTCATATGCCCCCTCTTCCTTGGACAACTCACATGATTGTTCCAATGCGCCGTGATACATGGTCTCGAAAATGAGCCGGTTTAATTCCTTTGCTTCGTCGGACGCAAACGACATATCCATTTGTATAAAAGTATCCGCTAATCCTTGGACACCGATTCCAATGGGTCGATGTCGCATATTACTCGTGTTTGTCTTCCCTGTAGGATAATAGTTCACATCGATGACCTTGTTCAAATTGTATGTCGCAACTTTGATGACATCATGTAACTTATCAAAATCATAGGTTGGTGGTGTGGTTGTAGTATTGACGAATGCTGGTAGAGCAATACTCGCCAAGTTGCAGACGGCGGTTTCTTCCGGTGTTGAAACCTCCATAATCTCCGTGCAAAGATTAGACGATTTGATAACACCCACGTTTTTCTGATTCGATTTCCGATTCGCCGCATCCTTGTAACATAAATAGGGTGTCCCGGTCTCCATCTGTGCATCTAGCACCTGAAACCATAATTTACGCGCCTTCATTGTCTTGCGTCCACGTCCCTCTTGTTCATACCGTTCGTAAAGTGTCTTGAATTCGTCGCCATATACATCAGATAAACCCGGGCATTTATCTGGACATAATAATGTCCAATCTGCATCGGTTTTCACGCGCTCCATGAATAGATCGGGTATCCACAATGCATAGAACAAATCACGCGCCTTGAGTTCTTCATCACCATGATTTTTGCGCATTTGAAGGAAGATTTCAATATCACCATGCCATGGTTCCAAGTAAATCGCGAAACTACCGTTTCTTTTATTTCCTTGGTCAACATATTTGGCTGTGTTATTAAATACACGCAACATGGGAACAATACCAGTTGAATGACCATTTGTTCCCCTAATATGACTTCCAGTTGCCCGAATGTTATGAATATGCATACCAATTCCCCCTGCCCATTTTGAAATCATCGCACAATCCTTTAATGTATTATAAATTCCTTCCATACTGTCGTTCTCCATCGCCAACAAAAAACAGGACGACATTTGCGGACGAGATGTGCCGGCATTAAACAATGTTGGGGTTGCGTGAGTGAAATATTTCAACGACATGAGATCATATGTTTCTTTTACACGTTTCATATTCACACCGTGAATACCCAATGCTACACGCAACCACATATGCTGAGGTCGTTCTACAATTAGTTTATCAATTTTCATCAAATATGATCGTTCTAGTGTTTTAAATCCAAAGAAATCAATCAAATAATCACGCGAATAATCACATAGTTCATCCAGTGCTTTCGCATTCGTCATCACATTTTTATACAATTCATCCGATACCAGTGGACTTTGTTTCCCATGTGTATCTGTGAAATAATACAATTTCTCTATTACGGTAGAAAATAAAGGGGATGTGTTTTTTTGTAAATTTGAAACGACGATACGACCCGCTAATGAATTGTAATCTAGATGCGTTGATGCTAATGATGCACATTGTTCTGCTGTAAGTTCGTCGATTTGTGTCGTCGAAATCCCGTCATACAATTGGTCGATCACTTTCATAGTCAATGCTGTATAATTAAGTTGAATACCGGCTTCCTGTCCAGTATTTTTGATACGCTGGAGGATTTTATCAAATGCGACGATTTCCCGTTCCCCGTCACGTTTTACAACATACATTTCATTTACTTCGTCGAAAGACATGGCGTATATTATATTCGTAACTATTATTTATGTTGTTTACTACAACGACATAAATAAAAAAGTGTATTTGCATCGAATCCCTATATTCACGACATTATTCTAATTTTACTAGACATACACCGCTTAGAATCGGTAAGTTTTTGATTTGTTTGGAATTATCGACACCCTCTCCGGTTACAACTTCCAAATCCAATTTCACTATCTTTTTCTTTACTGCGCGATGCTCATATCCAGTTTCGCGCTCCTTCAAAATGATGTTCCATGTTTCTTCTATTTTTGGACGTGCACTTTCAAACCATGGTCGATTTCGTTCTACCAATACACAGGACATTTCATCCAAATACCAATATATAGTAGTATATAGTGACCATGATCTTCGCAGTTTCATTCGATATGATTCGATCCATGTATCGATTGAATCTTTCGTGAGTTCAATATCAAACGGCATATAAACATATTTCGGAGCTCCTGAATATTGCTGGGTTAGAGGATATCCATCGGTATCGTCTTTACCAGATCCACCGATACTAACACGTTCCACGAAATACAAAATGATTCCTCTATGGTCTCTCTTCCCACTTTCAGCATGAAAGGCGTCTTCGTCTGCATACTCTTTGAATCGTGTCTCCAAGAAATCACACTCATCTAAATCGCATGTTTCCATTTGCATTTGCATTTGCACCCAATATGCTTTGGATGGAACCGTTATGTCGCGATTCACAATATTCTTAATTTCTAACATCCGTCCATATCGGTCAGACGAAGTATCTGTAATAATCCCATCTGGGGATGCGCCGATATAGGAATAACGCGGATGTTGAATACAACCGAATTCTTCCACTTTCGAATTGTATATTTTCTCATACAGCATCACCGATACAGGTTCGTATTTTTGACCCCAATGCATAGGACTCGATGTATTTACATACCCCCCTGCATAATCATTATCTTCTTTACGCAGTAGACACTTCTCATATATGAGACTATTTCGAACCGCTTCCGACCCGAATACTTTGTATAAGTTCGATGCCGTAATCAAACCATGGCGAAATTCATACCATTCTGGTGTGCGCTGTTCGGGTTGAGGGATTGCTTTTATTCGCGCAATTGTTTGTCTAATCACATCGGTATTTTGCGACGTCCTATGTAACGGATCGGGGTGGGAACGGATCGGGATCGGTGTGTCCCAGTTCTTACTCATTGTAAAATAGTCGTTAATAATATTCTGAATAAATGCACGAACATCATCGTAATCATCTTCTGGGTCGTCATCATCCTCACCGTGACTACATAAATCTGCATCCGACCAGGATTCAAATAGGGTTGTCGTGATATAATCCACCAACTGGGTATGAAATTGTGGCTCAATCATATCTAAAATGTGTTCTCGAATATACTCATCCGTCAGTTCGTATACAGTAGAAGTCATATCGATAATATCATCAACAGTCAATGTATCGATAAAGGGTTCTTTCGGTTCTCTTGAACCCATGAGAATCGCGATAATGTCGTCGAATACAGAACCCGATATGTCGATTTCTTGTTCTGAATCCGTATCTACCTCCGGGTCTGTATCTGAATCAGATTCAGACGAAATTGTGGGTTCTTCTATATGTTCCATTTGTGAATAATACAAACCGTCCGTTTGTATTGTTTTAGAATCAATTTTCTTCCAAATGCTTATTCTTATCCGATACGCGTTTGGGTGTAAGTGATTTCAATGTAGACACTCTTTTGGTGTCTATTATACGAAGCGTAAAATGATGCTTATCTGTATTAAAATGGAGCGCTGGGATCGCAGTTAATTCACATGTCTCCTTATCGTATACCGTATCCTTTGTTTTTAGTAATTTCCCTTTATCTAGACACAATATGAAAAAGTGTTTGAGGTTTTTAATTTCCTTCATAGGAAGCCCCTTTTCCTTACCGTATTTTTCGGCATAACAATGAAGCTTCTGGATTTTAACCGTCTTGTCTAATTTATTCCATGATTCGGTTTTATTATATTGTCTCTCGTTTTCCAATAATGAGTCTAATGTATCGATATTCATTGTGGATGAAGCACCCGTCTGAATCCCGGAAAGTCCCGGTATAAACGTATTTGTTTCCTTTGGATTTGGCTTTGGCTCAATGATAATATTCGCGGATGCATCAGTTATTGGAGGTTGTGTAAACATAGTTATGTCCTGTGCCTTTATATTGTATATAGAGTTGCATCTATCTTCTTTTCAATGGTTATATACTTTTATAAGTAGTCCAACTAGAAATTTTATACGCTGTCACTCTATGGATAACAAAACAATTAACGATACAACCAAAGTATTATCAATATCTTTAGAGCCTATGTCCAAGAAGGTGATTACACAAAAACCAAAAAAACAACGTATTATCACACAAACGGATAAATGGTCGAACATATCAGACAATTTATTAGAAGAAGAACAAAAAGGTTTGGAAAAACTCTTGGACATGGGGGAAGAAGAGGGTGTTTCCAAGATTATCGCTCAACACATTCGCGCAAAGATTTGCGGATATGCCGCCCAAGATAGACTAAAAAAGCTGTTTTCTGTGAATGAATTTGTAAATTTCCAAGATGTCTTGGAATTATTCAAGATATCTGAGTTAAAATGTTATTATTGCAAAGGAAAGACAATGACTTTATACGAATATGTGCGCGAACCCAAACAATGGACACTTGAACGCTTGAATAACTATCTTGGACATAATCGTGATAATGTGGTATTGGCTTGTTTACAATGCAATTTACGTCGGCGAACTATGGCTTCAGAACGTTATGTAAAGACAAAGGAAATGGCGATTGTAATAAAAAAACATTAGTTATCTATTCATCAGCCATGGACTTTTGCCATTTTTCTTCTCCTTTTGCCTTCCATTTTTCAACCGTCTGTTGTAATTGTAGCTTTTTATCGTCGTCAATTGAAGAGTCAGAACCAATCGCATCATAAATCTCTTTACCTTCAATTGCTCGCCGACTATATGCCCCAGATTTATTACTTGCACAATCCCTTTTTATTGTTCTGGAGAATAGTGGATTACAGTTTGTGATATGGGTGTTATTTGTAAGATAACCATCAACCCTGGCTTGCAAAGTTTCATAACCTTTGATTTCAACGGTTTTGTCGTCGAAAGCTTCTTCGGTGATCATGTTACCTCCTCTCATTCTACGTCTAGTCGTTTTCCTTGACTTTTTTGAACTCTTCTTCACTCTCTTGGATCCCTTGGACTTGTTCTTCTTCAAACCCTTGGACTTATTCTTCAAACTCCTATTCTTTCTTGTATGATGCATTATACTATATCCATACAAAACAATCCTTCCATAAATCAATATAAATGCATGTAGTCCAAACACTACAAAGCTATGTCGGAAGAACGCATCAATGTATCTAAACCACCAATAATACCAATCCTTCATCAGAATATCCGAAAAAAACTAGACGTATTTTTGGCGTCGAGTCGCATCCCACATCTATTATTTCATGGTGCATCTGGAACCGGTAAGCGAACCTTGGTATATGATTTCGTAAATAAGATATATAATGGCGAAAAGCACAAAATAAAAACGAACGTTATGTTTGTGAATTGTGCCCACGGGAAAGGAATCAAATTCATCCGCGACGAATTGAAATTTTTCGCTAAAACGAATATAAAAGGAACACAGGGTGTTCACTTCAAAACAATTGTTTTATTCAACGCCGATAGTTTGACGATTGACGCACAATCTGCTATGCGGAGATGCATCGAACTATTTAGCTATAATACACGCTTTTTCATTGTTGTCGAAAATAAACACAAAATGCTCAATCCGATTCTTTCGAGATTCTGTGAGATTTATGTCCCCGAATATATGGATTCTGATGATAATATCGAGAATTTACATCAATATCACGTAAAACGAGCCTATATACCCGAATCTATACAGATTCCATGGTTTAATGCGACAATTGGACAAACCATCGATAAATCTTCCATTGAATGGATAGACATTATTACAAAGGCATATGAAAAAGGATTATCGTGCATGGATTTAGTCCAATGGATTAAAATGACGCCATTGTTATCCGACGCACATCGTTCATCGGTCGTGATGTATTTCCACAAAATAAAGTCTGAATATCGAAATGAAAAGTTACTCATGTTGTGCATCTTGGACAATATGCGAACGACTCGTTGAAACCTATATATTGATATATTAGTAAAATGTAAATGGACGATTTTGTAATATCGAATCTTCACGAAGCACGTAATGAATGGTGTAGTCGTTTAGTCAGTATTTTCACACCTTTGGTTGACGAGGGATTTCGATCTATCTTTAACGAGGCTTGGAAAATGTGTGTAGACACAGATGAAATGGGTAAATATTTGATGACGTTCCAGAATTTATTGACGCGCATCCCAAAGTGGAATTCGGTGCTGATTGAAGAAGAACGAAAACGCATAATCGAACGTTCTGGATGTAATTATTTAGAGGACTTAATCACATGTGTCCATATCATTCAACTCAAGGTGCTAACTTGCATCCGTGCAGGTAACAAACAGAAGAAGATTGATATCAGTATTCCCAAGCTTGACCATTTCATTCACAAGGTATATTTGCATACAGCCCGTAAGATTTATAGCAACGTCTATTTGTTTGAGAAGAATGTGAACCCCCTTCAGATGCAAAAGAATGCACGTGAAATGGAGATGATCATCCAAGACTGTATTTTGATCGCCATTCGCGATAGTATTCCAACAGAGGCTATTATTCGCGCTTATATGGATGAGAGTGTGGAACAGGACGAAGAGGTATTTATTGAAACTATGAAGGAGCCAGAGGTAGAACCCGGAGCAGAAGATACCAAAGAAAAAACAGTAGATAACAAAGAAAAGGCGGATGAACCCGAATCCATACCGGTAACTCCTTCCATTAAAAACATTGACGATGAACCAGTCATCACAAAGCTAACGTTTAACGATACGGATATGGCGGTTGGTGTAGACAATAAGGAAGAGGAGATCGAAGCCCCAAAAACCCTTGAGCGTCTGGAAGACATCAGCATGTCGCGCGCAATAGAACGCAAATTAGAAGAGGATAGTGATGAAGAGGATGATCGTATTAAAATACACACTGAACATATGGATCTCAGTGGATTCGACGTATTAGACGCAGGCTCTAATGTGGGTGTCCTGGATGACTCGGAAATAAAACTTGATATTGAAGAATTGTATGCATAAAATTGATAGGTTTATTACACAAAGGGTATAATGCATCTTTACTTAATATAGTTAACATGCCTTACAAAACCAAAGGAGAAACGCATCACGGAGGAGTTGGAAACGAGAAGGAGCTAGTTGCACTCATGAATGCACGTCAAGATATGAATATTAACAAACACTTTCAACATGGATCTGAAATAGTGCCTGTTTGGTCACATCTGGGTGGAACTACACAGAAAGCTGATTGCGATGTGTCTGTCGGCGAAGAGCGCTACCCGGTCTCCATTAAAAACCACGAAAGTTCTGGTTCATTCGATTGGATCAACACGAGCAAACTGGAAGAGTTCAATCCGGAGCTTGGACAATCAGTTAAGACCGCAATCGGATTATTCAAGTCCGAAAATCTAGGAAAGGAAGTCACACCTGTAATGCGGGATGAACTGGCTAATATATTTAGTTCGGAATTTGACCGTATTACCAATGAACAAATGAAGCACCTTCTTGTGACGCTATATGCGAAATATCCAGGAAATGTTCTAGTCAACGACTGTAAGAACAATCGATTAGTCCTCTATCCCAAGGAAGGCAACTTTCGCGAATTCGTTGACTACTCTGACTGGGAATACTTCTTGAAATCGACACCTCGTGCGAAGACAAGTCGTATGATTTTCCGTAGAAAAGAGGGTGTTGAGGTGAACACGCGTTTGCGTTTGCGATTGGTTCTCAACAATGGACTGGGTGCCTTGATTGGACAAAGCGCCAAAAACAAGTGTTCCATCCCTTGTCTCAAAATTCAACAGGACGGTGTCGACGCTCTACTGACTAATCTTGTAAATACTACCATCGATATAATCCCTGCCCAAAAAAAGAATATGTTACTTCGTTCTGATAGTAATACTGTAGAAACACCTGGACTAGACCTCTTAGCCGAGGTATGCAGTCAAATGTCGCAATTATGAGAATCTTGAACGGACAATGTCTACCACCTCTCGATTAATATCATTCAATAAACAAACACGCCCTGTATTCACACACGCACTTGCGGTTGTCCCCGAACCACACATCGGGTCTACTACCAAATCGCCCTTGTCTGTGCTAATCTCTATCAGTCTTTCAAGCAGTTTGACGGGTTTGGCGGTGGGATATTTCCTGCCTTCAGACCCTTGACTAATAGAGTGTATATCATCCCATAAATCCGTGCATGATTTGCCCGGGTTTTCAGATAGATATATTTTTTTATAGAGATTACCACCCACCTTCTTGGGAAAATGGAGTCGATTCTCATCGCGTAACTTCATTAGTGCACTTTCCTTTATACGCCATCCGGAAGGTGGATTGAAAGTCATACCACCAACTTCGAATGAATATAAATATCCGAGTTTTGTCTTTTCCGTGACCAGATGTCCCATGGAATAATTACCGCGCTCTTCATCGCTGTTTTTAAACGAATTCTTCAAATAGGTTGCGTCCTTTTCCTGTGTAACAACATGAAATTTGTGCTTTTCCTTCTTATTGCATTTGAAAATAATATCAATAGTCGCACCCAACTTGCTTTTAACGTTGTTTTTAGACCGACATTTCTTCCAGAAAATGGGTGTTACAAAGGGGAAATGTTTACGAAGAACCTTTTCGGGAATAAACATACATGCTGCGGAAATATGAAAGAATAATGTCCCATCCTCAGTCAACACATTTTTCAACGGAGGAACAATCGATTCTAGAAATTGTTCATAGGATTCATCCGTCCACTTATCACCAAATCCAACTTCGGAATCGACACTCATTGTATAATTACGGTCAGAATTAAAAGGTGGATCGAGATACACCATAGTAATGGAACCGGTGGCGAGTGTTTTCACATATTCATTACAATCTCCAATATTCAAGGAGACGTCTGAATGAATGTGTGCAATTCTCGCACGATCAACCGCACGATCAACAATTAATTTCTTTTTTTGAGGCATTTCAACTGATTTACATGAATATAAAAAGATGCATCTAAATCAATTTTGTATAACACATCTTTTTACAGTAACAAAATAAGTTTGCATAAAATTGAAAGGCATTTTAGATATACTATTGATAATATACCTACATCAAACTAATATGACTTCTCTTTATCAACTATCGCCTTATATGGATACTTTACTATGGGATTATGTGGAAGATGGAATGGATCAATTTCGTAACTCTGCCGGTGGGCGCTCATGTTCTTCTCTACCAATATCACAAACAATTTATAACGCAGCCGAGGAGACGCTCATTACTATAATGCAATCGAAGGTCAAGTCAATCCAGGAATTACTGGTAATGCTTACTAGGTCATACGAGACACTAGATGAGCAGGAAAATTGGATAGCGAAACGTCTAGCAACCAATGTTATCTTGCATATGCGATTCAAATCGTAATATTCTACGTAAATATGCGTTACATAAAAAAACAAAATATAGACACACACAGTATATTTAGACAAAAATGGAACAAGTATTTGTTGTATCTGTTTTAATCACAGTGCTTTTTTGCATTACTAAGTTCGTCGAGATCCGCTATTTATCGGACGACAGAAAGCCGTTGAAAGATACAGTTCGAGACAGTATTGTGGTCATGGTGTGTTCTCTCACAGGTGCATACATTTATTTCCAGTTTAGCGGTATAATCTCCGACTTTTTCAACATTGTAACCGAGACCAAGGTATTGAACCCTGCTACGACACAGGTTTTTACTGACGTTCCCACATTTTAAACGAATTATTTCCTGATATAAATAATTCGTTGATTTCACTTATACATAACACGGTATTTGGTCGATATCTAATACTGACTCCTTCCCATCCTCTTCATTAAACTCAGAACAGAATTGTGCAAAATATTGATCTTCTAGTTGGACTTCCGGTGTATGGTTATGGACTGTTCGGGCAATCATTTTATACAACTTAAAACTTGGATAACGTTCGTCACCATTTTTCTTGTATAGTATGTTCTTACCGTTATCATCCATACACCATCGTCTCACCGTTTTTTGGAGTTCGTCTAATTCCGAATCCGGTGTATCAATCTCCATCACGAAATCGAACATGGATGAGCCCAAACGACATAAATCAAAACTATTATTTGGTTCTAACCTTGGACGGTTTTTGTTCATAAACGGTTCAATGTTGTATTGAGTCGCAGCATCTCCATCGGGACCAAAACTATCACTACAGAATGTTTTACCTTGGTATTTATAAATGCCTCGTCCAAAATCGATCATCTTCATAATGCGACCATGTGTGGGAACCTTGTATGATTTACCTGCAAACTTGTAATATAAGAACGGTTTATCGGTATTCGTATACATAATATTATTAGTATGTAGATCATTGTGTGTAAATTGAAATGCTTTTTGATACACAAGTAATATCATCACGGTTTGAAATAAATAACTAGCCCCATTTTCAACGGTTACTTCATCGTTCACGAAAAGTTCATCCAAAGTGCCGTCGCATTTTTCCATACAGATCATCTGCATTGGAAAATTATGAATATATCCATACATCTCATCCTCATCATCATCGTCCATAGTTGATTCTGAATATTCGCAGCTATCTTCATCGTCTTCTTCGTCTTCTTCGTCTTCGTCTTCTTCGTTAGAATCATCATCGGAGCTGTAATTTAATTCACTATCGGAAGAGGAGGAAGAAGAACAGGACCTAGATGCACTTGTGTTCTTGGTATAGACAACCTCTGCAACATCGTCCGTTATATTTGTCTCGTCGATTGACTCTATATCAGACAGAATGTCGCAATCAATTGATAATTCATCTGCGTCTTCTAAACACAACTTGTTCTTATTTCGTCTAGACCCGCCGATCGTATCTAATCCGTCAAATATACGTTCTTTGTCTTCCACAACAAACAATTTCCCAACATTCTCATTAAAAAAACTCGAGTTTCGTAGAAACTCCAAATCATCTGTAATCGAAACGCGAAATTTATCTTGGACACCCATATAAGAGCCATAATAGTCTACACCATGTGTGAAATTATGGTTATGTAACAATCGACATGATAAATAACTAAAGAATGCGTCGACATAGGATGCATTATTATGACTCAAAATCTTGGGTAATACAGTTTCTTCAGTCGAATCGAATCTAGGTAGAGTGCGGATTTTATCATCATTAATGTCGTATTTACCAACCATATAACGATATGGATCTAACAAAGGCGAAAATTTAACAAACACATTTTGGTCGTGTATATCGGTTTTAGTTACATTTGATACATGTGTTAAATCGCACATGTGAAATGGATGGTCTAAAGCAATGCGGTCAAAATTTGACTCGTTCATTTCAAAAAATCGTTTGTATATAGGATTATACAATTGCATTTGTTGCATTCGATAAGGATTATAGTCAATCTCATTCGATATTTCACTAGACGCGTCTTGGTATTGTTCTCCTAAAACATTCAAGTTTATTTTCGTTGGTTTACAATATTTTAATAACTCCTTATTCATGTTTGAATAACCTTGATATAGGGTGTCTAAATAGAAAATTCGACGAATGTAAACGTGAATAAATTATAACAATCCGTCTACATCCTGTATTTTTTATCTAGAATCTTTAGTATATATATATATATACGTTTACACATATGACTTTAGAACTAAAAAAATTTGATATGCGATGGATAACATTTAAGCCAAATGAAAATAAGGGTCCTGTTATTGTAATGATCGGTCGCCGTGATACTGGTAAATCGTTTTTAGTCAGAGATCTATTATATCATCATCAAGATATCCCAATTGGGACTGTAATTTCAGGCACGGAAGCAGGCAACGGGTTTTATGCGAAACATGTTCCGAAACTGTTTATTCACGAGGAGTATAATACTGTTCTCATTGAAAACGTGTTACGCCGTCAGAAGGCTGTATTGAAGCAGATGAACAAAGATATAGAAGTATACAAAAAGTCGACAATCGATCCACGCACCTTTGTAATCTTGGACGATTGTCTATATGACCAAACATGGACTCGTGATAAAATGATGCGCCTCTTGTTTATGAACGGTCGTCATTGGAAAGTTATGTTAATCATTACCATGCAATATCCTTTAGGCATACCTCCTAATTTGCGAACAAATATTGATTATGTTTTTATATTAAGAGAGCCATATATGACGAATCGAAAGCGTATTTGGGAGAATTATGCATCCATGTTTCCGACATTGGAATCATTTTCATCCGTTATGGATCAGACCACCGAAAACTATGAATGTCTAGTCATCAACAACAATTCGAAATCAAACAAATTATACGACCAGATTTTTTGGTATAAAGCGGAAACACGCCCGGAGTTTAAACTGGGGTCAAAGGAGTTTTGGGAAATATCAAAGAATATGGGTTCGGATGACGAAGACGAAGCATATGATCCTAGCAAGGGAAAGAGACGAACCGGGCAACAAATAAATGTGAAAAAGACCACGTCCAAATGGTAAACATACAAAATACGATTTACGATTTTATATGTTTAAAAAATATTCAATAAGATGGTTGTGTTTATTATACTGACTTCTCGGTCGACTCTGCAAACTCACTCTGGATGTCTGCTGCTTGGGTATTCTCGATTTGAATATTACCAGATTGTGCTTTCTCCACGAGAGCCTTTTCATGCGCCTCGCGGTCGGCATCATTCGATACATCACGACTCTCGAAATCAATTGTGTCCTTTACACCAACTAATTCTCCCGCCTCATTCAAAGTTTGAGTCAGAACATTTCCAGACTCCTCCGCCTTCTGGATGTTATCGGCAATTGCCTTTTCCTTTGTCTCCTTGACTCGCTTGTCGAACTCGTCCTTTGCCTTTGTCTCGTTCTTAATCTTTTCATGGTGAAGTTTGTTCAACTCCTCTTCCATAAATTCGACACGACCAGTCTTGTATGCATTGGGATCCCATGGAAGCCATACACCCACAGGTGCAACGAAAATATCATGATTGGGATCCTTCTCACGAAGCTTCTTACAATGTTGCTCTGCCTCCTCCTGAGTCGCAAAGTTACCACGTGTCTTGAGACCGCGAACTGATGTCTGGAACGCATGTTCGCGTTGGAACTTCTCGGTAATACGCTCCTCATTCTTATCCAAGAAATTTTGGTAGTCATCTGAAACCGAACCCTCTTTTAGGCGTTCTTGCTCCTCTTTGCAAAAATCGTTATAATCAGCCATCACCTTCTCAACATTCAAATTATATTTATATGATATGAAATTCACAAAATCACCGAACTTGGTCATCGACTTGGTAAAATCCCATTGTTGCACAAACTGGTCGAACATATGCATCTCGCGCTTCTCGAGGATCTTGTCTGGAGACAAGAAAGACATACATGAGAACTTCTGTCCTGCAATTCCGGCATCCTCATCCAGGACGTCTACGTACTTCTTGTTGGGAGTTCCGTCGTCAAGTGTTTTACGTTCAAGGCTAGTCATTTAGAGAAACTATAAGATACAATACATGTGAACGTTTAAGTATTTTTAAATGAAAATCATTAAGAGGGTGCAATTTATATTATTAGTAATATCACAGCTATTTTTTTTTTCGAGACTTATAATATAATCGAACTATGAACGGATTATTTGACTTTAGCGAACTTGTGAAGCGTGCAATCAAATACTTAATCGAAGGTCTTATGGTGGCTATTGCCGCCTATGCTATCCCAAAGCAATCCCTCAAGGTTGAGGAGGTTATTATTATCGCATTAACTGCTGCTGCTACATTTAGCGTATTGGACGTCTTTGTCCCTACCATGGCTTCTTCTGCTCGCGGAGGTGCAGGCTTCGGTATTGGCGCCAATCTTGTCGGTTTCCCCGGAGGACTCTAAACCCATAATTTAGCAATCGTTTCGTAATGCTAATACAATACTAATTAATACAATAAATACAATATAAATAATAGATTCTATTATTTGTATTATCATGTCGCTATCGAATGATTTCAAATTCCCCTCTTCCGCCTCTGTTATCACAGAACGAACTGTTGATATTCTCGCACAATATAACCAATGGTATTCCGATTTGATTGGTCGCGACTTTAGCAATAAGTCCGATTTTTTCCGTCATTTTGAACAAACTTATGCGTGGGATCTGGAACTAGAAACCTTTGATTTCATGCAACATGTTCATCCTGACCAGCCAATTCGTGACGCATCTATCGAATCTTCTAAAAAAATATCAGAATTTGGTAATCGATGGTCAATGAATGTAGATGTATACAACACAATTCTTGGATTTCATACTAAATTTGCAGATACGCTCGAAGGAGAGGAAATTCTATATTTACAACGCACATTGGATGGATATAAACATCAGGGTATTCATCTCGACAAAGATTCGCGCGAAAAACTTGAACAAATAAATCAGAAGTTGGACGAGTTGGATATTACCTATAGTAGCAATATCAACGAAGTGGATGATCACATCTTTTATACAAAAGATGAACTCGATGGCGTAGATGAAGATTTCATCGAGACACTGGATAAGTCAGACAATAAATATAAGGTTACTACCAAATATGACCATATTAATATGATTATGCCTTATTGTAACGTAGAGTCAACACGTAAAAGTTTAAGCATTCTATTTGGATTACGCGGTAAGGAACCTTTCAAGAATCAGGATTTGCTACAAAAAACACTCGGTCTACGTAAAGAAAAAGCTGATCGCCTCGGACACAACAGTTATAGCGACTATGTATTGTCTCATCATCGAATGGCTACTAGTCCAGAACAAGTCCAAGAATTCTTACAAGAATTGGTTGGGAAAATGGATTCTGCTGCAAAGGCAGATACAGATACGATCTCATCATATTTTCACAAGGACAATATGGAGTCGTGGAATTTATCCTATTATACAAATCTTTACAAAAAGGAGGTTCTTCAATATGACCAGAAACTTGTTCAGGAATATTTCCCACTAGAGACATTATTGCCCAATTTACTTGGAACATTTGAAGATATTTTCAGTATTCAAATTAAAGAGGTTGATCTAGAGTCAAATCAGAAGTGGCATGAATCCATTAAATGTTACTCCGTTTATGATAACACTGCGAATATAATCGGAGATATGATTGGACATTTTTATGTCGATTTATATCCACGTGATGGAAAATTTGGTCATGCGGCGGCATTCACATTAAAGTGTGCATGCATACCAACAACTGTTTCCGACAACAGTAATGAAACTGTATTCAACGCACCTTCATCTCGAGTCACTCCTATATCCGCTATGGTATGTAATTTCACACGTCCCACCAAAGAGAAACCGAGCCTCCTCACTTTTGGCGAAGTTGAGACATTCTTCCATGAACTCGGACACATTTTCCATCAATTAATGAGCAAAAATCGATTCTCCATGTTCAGTGGAACATCCGTTGAACTCGATTTTGTGGAATGCCCCAGTCAAGCGCTTGAGAACTGGTGTTATGAGGAGGAGTTCTTGACCCGCATCAGTAGTCATTATAAAACAGGTGAAACTATGCCCGTCGAATTTATGCATAAAATTAAGAAGAATAAGAATTTATTTAACGGATTGCATTATATTCGTCAATTGATATTTTCTCTTTACGATATGAAATTACACTCGGGTGTTCAGACCGACGACGCAGACAAGGTGTTTAAAGATATCCAATCTGAATTGAGCCCCCTCATACATGGCGACGGATGTATGCCGGCGAACTTTGGACATTTGATGGGAGGATATGAAAGTGGTTATTATGGATATCTATGGAGCGAAGTGTATGCAGCCGAAGTATTCCAATTTTTTAAACAATCCGGTAATATTTTCAATAAAGATCTTGGATTACATTATCGCCGAAGCATTCTTGAAAAAGGAGGCACTGAAACCGGATTTCACATGATGGAACAATTACTCGGACGTAAACCCAATAGTGACGCCTTTATGATGGCGTTTCAACAATAATTAATGATTTACACCCTTGGTAACAAAGTTTAACGATTATGATAATACATAATCGCTAAATTATATTATAGCTTCAATACATCAGGTATCTGAGATGAGAATGCGACATAAATTAAATATTTTACCTCTTCTATAGAAAGGGGGGTATAATAATAAATTACATGTTGGAAAAAGTAATATTGGAATGTTAATAAACAACCGGCAAATGATGTGTAATACACTACGTTATTCAATAGCTTTCTATTACATTTCTTTTTGCATGTATTGCAGCATCTGTCGGTGTAATCAATATGTTCTTGTGTATTTAATAATGGGTCATCAGAATATACATCAATTGACCCCTTTCGATATTGCCCTAATTCAATTCCATCATCGTCGTCATCAGAGGATACAAATGTTACTCCGTCAATCTTTTTCTTTTTACAGCACATTTTTTCGATTGTAAACAATATTAATGTGAACACACACAATATTGACCAATACTCTACCGTGTTTATGAACAATCCACGATTTTTTGTATTTCTCCGGGCAATTCCCAAATCACGTAATTCTTCCATTTCATACAACAATTCTTTTTGAGTGTTTCCCGAATTGAACGCAATATATATAAATTTTTGCAAATCGAGTTTATAATCGGGTTGTTCAATCATCGCAGTAATCGGCTCATTTGTAAGTTGTTTTACGGTTTTTTCAAACATTCTTGTTTCCATCGGACCTACGTAAAAGAAAAAGAAACATATTTCTAAAATGGCTATTCCTGAAATATGCGCAAATATTGAATACATTAGTTACAGTTTATAGTATACAGTTAAAAAATGTCTAGAGTAAACTCATTTACTTGTGACCCGAACTTCTTTAATTGATGTTGAAGTGAACGCAACAAAATCGGTTCGATAAAAACAGTCACTTAATAAATTATGTGTTTTGGTTTTAATGTGTTGTGCTATCCATTTTTCGCGATATATATGTTTCATTATTTGATAAAAATATCCACATCTTTCTTTAAGTACAGCATGGATATTTACATTAACAGGAATCGTTATTTTCAAATCCCATCCCGAAATCTTACGGCGAGTTATGTCTATATGTAAAAATGGATGTTCTTCAACCGATGATTTTACATTACAATTGCTTTCACGCTCGATAATCGTTGCTAGATGAATATTCAGATAATTTTTTACTGTATCAACAAATCCATCACATACACATAAATGAATGAATATATACATTTCGGTGTTTTTGGTTACCATCGATGCAGTATATAATAAGCATTTAATAAATCAAATGCTTATTTTATGAATCATATGTTGATTTGTGTCCATCAAAACGCCATTTTATCTATCCCAACTAAACCGTTGGAAAAAACTCCCAATCTAAATCACCACACACTTTCTTCCATATCATGTCCTGTTCCAACTGTTTTTCTCTGTCCTTCATCATGGGAATATACGGTAGATATTGTGTCTGATCCAACAATGTACACAATTGGTATAATGTATACGTATAATTAAAGAAATTCGTTCGATTTGCTGGGCAATGAACTGCCCATGGCTTCTGAATTTCGATGAACAACACACATAATGTTTCATGCAATTCTTCATTCATAATGGGTGGTTTCACGCCGAAAATGGAATTTATATATTGAATGTGTTCGAAATATTTGTTCAAACCCAGTTTACGCAAAATTTCGCGCATTTTGTCGTAATTTATTAATTTCATATCGGTTATTCGTTCCTTTTTTATTCTCGCACGAATCGCTTCAATCACCTCCTCTGGTATTTGCGTCGTTTCCTTGGCTTGGAATTGCGACAAGATTTCTTTGAAATGATTGAGACGAATATATGCGGTATATGAGACTTCATTGGGTGGGTCCTTATTGTTCGGCTTGGAACTGTCTATGATATATGTGATGAATTGTCCACATTGTGTATTGTTACAAATCATAATACCTTCTTCATCCTGTGCAACCATCTCACCTTTACTACACACCATACATAAATCACATGACCGAATATAATCTTGAGGGTTCGTGAATTCATTGTTCACATTACGCCAGTATTCCTGGTATAATTTCTTGGATTGAGTGTATTTCTCCATGTCTTGACGGTCAGCTGTCTTCGATTTCACTTTGAAAAATGAGTTCAATACCGTGACGTTTTGCGCTGGTTCACCTGACGAAATCTGTTTCTTTTGTTCAAAGTAGTCGAAAATGTATTGCGAATTTCCTAAGAGATACTTGTTTTTCTGCTCTTTTAAATACCTTATTTCTACCTTCTTTTCTTGGACTTGGTCTTTCAAGTCTAATTTTAATTCTATCTGGGTTTTCGGTAGGGAATTGTATTGTTCTCTCAGTTGACGTATTTCTTCGATTAATTTAGGAACGATTACGGTTTCATCATTATTGAACTTGTTCAACAATTCACTGTGTTTCTCGTCCAATGACGTCATTTGCTTGTGTTGAACATTCTTGGACATATTTCACTTCAATACTAAGTTTTATGCCCAATGTTTATGCTTTTTGTTGTTTAGATTAGTTTTCTTCGTATTCGTTATGAAAAATGTATCTATATAATTTATAACATTTAGTATTATGGCTACGTTAGTGGATTATATACCAACTAAGATTGTTAATAATATAACCATTGATCACGCTACATTGCTAAAGATAATTTCGGCAAGTCCTCCTGTGAAGTGTCTGTCCAAATGTAATGTAACATTACTTGCCGATATGGCTCACGATAAATTATCAACCGAAAATAAGACTACGCCAAACGATTTAGAAAATAATCTCGTTTCAAGCACATCAATACCAACATTGGGTAAACCAATTGTGGACATATTATCAACTTATGGAGAATGTGTTGTATATAGTGCAGATGGTGATGGGTATGCGAAAATACCATATTCAATCCCAGACAATACCAAAGAATGCTTTATACGTGATTGTTTTGCTGGTAGATGGATACCCGGATTAAACAACATTTTTGATCAAGCCGGTTCATCATTGGGGGAATTTATCAAATATCATAACACCCTCCAGAATATCTCATTAAAAAATCCACTTTTGGAGGCATCCCCTGGAGGAATTGGACAACAGCTTAGCGGCAATAAATTAAAATTTACAGCATATTTTAATTATGACTTATTACTATTTTTATATATAACAACACATTTTAAACCGATTACCGAACCTATAGTCACTAAGGTACAAGGTATACTTAATGAAACCATCCAAGAAAAGCTATCTCCAAACGAAATATTATTAATCAATACCGTAAATATTAATTTTGTATGGTGTTGGTTGATGATATATTGTAAAAAATCCGTTGAACAAGACGAATATTATAGCACGCAGGCAGATAAACAGTCCGGATTTAAAGATGCTTTAAATGCATTAACTCAGATAAGATTCGACAGTTTTGATACAAATAATGATGGATATATATCAAACCCTTTTTTTTATTATCGCGGAACCCCTAGCACTATAATATTAAAAGGTGTTTTTAACAATTTTAAACAGTATATTGATGAGTTGTGCTTTAATATTTATGCTTCAGAGACTGGTACTTGGGGTAACATAAATAACAACACAAAAAAACTTGCTGGTGGACAGCAATATATAACTTCACAAGCTATGGCTGCTACATGTATTGGTCAATTATTAAAGGTTGGAAAAGGAATTATATGTAGAAATAGCGGCATAGATGACCCGGTGAAAACTGGTAGCAGTGACGAAATAAACAGCTTATTCAGTAAATTAGAGATGAACAACACTTCAAAGGCATATGGATGGAGTATATTAAAATTTTCCGGCGATTCATCTCATATTGTATTTGGACAAATTATGGAAAAAATTAAAGAATGGGATGCTACACGTACATATCTACTCGCAGATTTTAAAATTATATATGCTATATCAGAACGCCCCCTTGCTGCTAGATTGCTATCTGTAGCAAAGACAGTATATCTGTCCATGACTGACGTATTTATGAATAATTTCTATGGTAAAGGTTCGGAAAATAAGAGCGACCCACATGCAGCGTTGTATATTGAATTTGATAAAAGTCATGGATATAAAGCATCGATCGATGGATTATTTAAAAAGATTAAATTAGTATTTGATGACAAAGATAGTAAATATATAAATTCACGTAAATTTTTAAATTTTGTTACTCAATTCGGAGGAGAAACTAATGACGAAAGGCGGTTGCGTGGTGAACGACTTGCAGAACGAAATCAAGCTAAAGAAGCAATAAAAATGTCGCGTGGTGCGCGACTTTTAGAACGAAATAAAGCTAAAGAGGCTGCATATGCGTCGTATGAAGATACAGATGCGTCGGTTACCGAAAACGAAACAGGGGTGTTTGAATCAACTAATTTAACTACAGCACAAAAACTTGATGCAATTAACAACTTATTGGATGAACCCAAGTTACTCATCAACTCTTCCACAGATACTGAGTATGACCTTTTTCAAAATGGACTAAACGAAAATAAACAAATAAAAGACTTTTTAAAAACATTTGAAATAGACACACTTGTGTTAAATATTGAACAGGAAATCCCCAAAAATACGGATTATTTTGATGATTTAGCAAAAAACATGATTTCACAACGATGGTCGTTCGGATTTCGTTCTAAAACCAAAACAAATTGGTTTTATGTTATGATGTCTTTGAATTCAAGTAAACAAACAGATGGCGAAAAATTCCGTAAGATGCAAAAAATAGTCAATATGTTTACCAATTATTATGTAATTAATGTTGATAAAACGGAAGGTAAAATTTCAGACGAAAATGCGAAATTATTTGAAAGCGTATATATAACAGGTTCACCATTTAAAACAGTTTTTGATAAAATTATATCAGCGAATGGTAATACGGATAAAAGGGACCAATTTAAAGAGAATCGAATAAACGATTTGTATAAAAAGGGGAGTAATAGTGGTGATAATATACAACCTCAGATGATATCTATTATTGACGAACTTGATTCATTTGTTCATAATTGCTTTAAATTGAAGGGTGTTATGCCGACTTCTATATCGGATCGAATGGTGGGTGGTGATATTACCGTGACTATCCGAAATGATCCAGGTAAACAAGAAAAACAATATTTAGCAAACCAACATGCTAAGCAAACCGAACAAGATATTGTTCAGGTTTTGAGTGAAATACCATATTTCGATAAAGATGCTACAGATGATAATAAATATTTATATTTGATAACAGATCTTATTACACTTATAAAATTTTCGATTGAATCCGAATACTATACTCTAGACGGCGTTGTTGACCATATAAAAACAAAATATCCCGATATACTCGCATCTAGATTAAAATCTTTGTGTGGAATAATACTTATTCCAGCTATGGTTGATGAAAGTTTCGGAAAAGTGGTTGCCGATGAGAAAAAATACTTAGATGATGCATTAACACACATTTTTGCTAACATATCATATGAAAACAGTCCAAGTATATTTGATAATAAACTCGCGGAGGTGATTACTAGCCTAGGGAATATAAATGATATGAGAACAATTATGAAAAAAAACATAGAAATAATAGAAAGTAGTGTAACAAATAACCCAATTACTAACAAACAATTAAGAGATACATTATCAGGGGGTGTTCAAGGACCATTATCAAGTATGTTTGAGAACAATAATAATAAAATAACGGGCTATCAAACGAGTATAATACAAGGTTTGATTGGAGCTTTTCCAAATGTATGGTATGATTTACATAACTATATAGTCGACGAAAATATTGTAACACAAATTCGAAATTATAATGATGCGGTTACAACGAGCAAAATTAACGAACAAATTATCGAATCGGGTCGAATAACATTTAAGACATATATATATCATATTTTGTATACCATAGAACAATTATCAATCGACAATGGTCAGATATTGGGGGTAATTACCACAGGTATTGATGACGCCAAATATAATAGTCAGGTAAGACTTTGTCTCCAGAATAGAACATGGATTTCTAGAATGATTTCGGCACTTGGCTTAATGGAACCGTCAAAAATAATAGAGAATCGAGACAGTAGACATATACGTATGAATGTTTTTTTTAATTCTGTAGCGAACATAATAACTTCAATTGAAATCAAAGGTGGGAAAAAAACCAGAAGAAAGCGTCGTGTCCGAACAAATATAACCAATAAAAATCGATACGCAACAAAAACCTCCCATATAAAGAAGACCCAAAATGCAAATCGTTCCAAGAAGAACAAAACGCGCAGAAAACGCAATTATTAAGTATCATTATCAATATATACCATGTCCGAGGCAACCAGTATCCATCTAGAAATACCAGAAAAAATTGACGTCAGTTCGAAACAGTTGAAGTGTATGGTTTTCATTATGAATGCTCTCGAAAAGGGATGGTCTGTAAAAAAGAAAGAGGACGAATATATATTTACCAAAAAACATGAAGGGAAACGAGAAATATTTAGAGAAAATTACCTAGAAACCTTCATTCAAACCAATTTTGATATGGACATCCTACAAAATAAATAACTTCATATATATCTTATTCACGTATACACATTTACATGAACAAGATGTCTCGATTCGAAAATTCACTCGATTGTCGTGCGAAAATGGCGTGAAAATTCAATTAATGAACGAATATTTTTTTATTATATACCCCCCAAAAGTTACAAAAACCACATTTAGGGGTTTTAGACCAAGCCCCAGTCAAAATCATTTAGCGAAAATAAATCCCCTAAAATCCTTACTATAACTACCAAAAAACGACATTCGTGGACAATTTACGCGTGAATTATGGTCATATGGTCACAATTTCTGTAAATGCGCTTTATCGTTAATAAAGGTTAATTAAACCGGTTTTCCGAAATTATTTTCTAGAACAAGAGTATAAAGCAATGGCTGGAGCACTTATGCAACTCGTCGCCTATGGCGCACAAGACGTTTTTCTTACCGGTACACCCGAAATTACCTTCTGGAAGGTGTCTTACAGACGCCATACCAACTTCGCAATGGAATCCATTGAGCAGACATTCTCTGGTCAAGCCGATTTCGGTCGCCGTGTGACTTGCACAATCAGCCGTAATGGTGATTTGTGCTACCGCACATACCTCCAAGTGACTCTCCCCGAGATCAACCAGTCCATGAAGGCTGCTGGTAACGAGGGTGTTTATGCTCGTTGGTTGGATTTCATCGGTGAGCAACTTATCGCTCAAGTTGAGGTCGAGATTGGTGGTCAACGTATTGACCGTCAATATGGTGACTGGATGCACATCTGGAATCAACTTACCATGTCTTCTGAGCAACAACGTGGTTACCAGCAAATGATTGGTAACACCACCCAGCTTACATACATCACCGACCCCACATTCGCCAATGTGTCTGGTCCTTGTTCCGCCTCCGGTGGACCTTCCCAGGTGTGCGCTCCCCGTAACGCCCTCCCTGAGACCACCCTTTACATTCCCCTTCTTTTCTGGTTTTGCAGAAATCCTGGACTTGCTCTTCCTCTTATTGCTCTTCAATACCACGAGGTCAAGATCAACATTGATTTCCGTCCCATCGGTGAATGTCTCTGGGCTGTTAAGACCCTCGGCTCCACCAGCGGAACCGAGTCTGTCTCTGCTGCCTACCAACAATCCCTTGTTGCCGCTTCTCTCTACATCGACTATATCTTCCTTGATACCGATGAGCGCAGAAAGATGGCTCAGAATCCCCATGAGTATTTGATTGAGCAACTTCAATTCACTGGTGACGAGTCTGTCGGTTCTTCCAGTAACAAGATCAAGCTCAATTTCAATCACCCTTGTAAGGAGCTTATCTGGGTCGTCCAACCTGATGCTAACGTTGATTACTGTTCTTCTCTCGAGGGTGGACAAACACTCTTCAAGACTCTTGGTGCCCAACCTTTCAACTACACTGACGCCATTGATGCCCTTCCCAACGCCGTCCACGCTTTCGGTGGTCCTTCTGAGACATCCGGTGCTAACGCCTTCATCACTTCCGGTGGTCTATTCCAAGACCCCGGAGCCATGGGTGGTGTCGATGCCGGTCAACAGTGGGGTGCTGGTAACCCCAGCATGGCTAACCCTAATGTCTTCACCGCTGAGGTCGGAGAGGGTTCCGGTTACGGAACCGCAACTGAGGGTTCTTATGTCTCCGACGCCGGGACATTCGTCCTTGCTGAGACCGCCCTCGACATGCATTGTTGGGGTGAGAACCCAGTCGTCACTGCTAAGCTTCAGCTTAACGGACAGGATCGTTTCTCCGAGCGTGAGGGTTCCTACTTCGACGTTGTCCAACCTTTCCAACACCACACCCGTAGCCCCGATACCGGTATCAACTGTTACTCCTTCGCTCTTCGCCCTGAGGAACACCAACCTTCCGGTAGTTGCAATTTCTCCCGTATTGATAACGCCACCCTTCAACTTGTTCTTTCCTCCGCCACTGTCGGTGGAACAGCCACTGCTAAGGTCCGTGTTTATGCTACCAGTTACAATGTGTTAAGAGTTATGTCCGGTATGGCTGGAGTGGCATACTCAAACTAGACGAATTATGTGACCTACATAATTATTATAAAAAGGGTTTTTACCCACAAAAACAAAATAAAAAATAGAAGCGGGTTTACCTGCATAGTATAGATATTAAATTATATTCCTGATATAATTTAATCAATGCGATTGTTACGTTTAGCTTGTCTATAATCTGCTATTTCTTTAGCCTTTATTTTTCGGTATTCTTCATCGCCATATTTCGATTTAAGATTTTCACGTTGTTGTTGTTTTCGAATGCGCGAATCTTCTCGTTTTTCATCCACAGTTTTTTTATTTGTATTTTTTTTCAAATGCATATTTTGTCCCGTGTTATGTCCAACGATTGAACTTGGTTGTATTTCAATACACTGTTTCATTTTCATATATATTTCCAACCATTTTGTAAATACGACTTCTAGTGAGAAATTCTTCTTCATATAATTACAACCACCACAACATGACTTCACGTTGGATAATATGTAACCCTCGGTGTTATCAATACGGTCAATTCCATTTTTGCAATTCTCAATCGATACGCGACCACATAAATAACAATTTTGATTGACCAAATATTCGTAATCGGTTGTCGTTATATCGAACTGAATATATTTACTAATTGCACGGGTCATATATGTATTATAACTCACAGCATTGTATTCACAATGACTGTCTGGAAAATATTGTCCGTCAATTTTACCATTAAACGTCAAAATATTCGCAATTCGTTTTATGAATACATCTACAGATAAAGCCCCTTTCAGGTAATTGCAAATTTTACAACAACTCACGCAATTCTCAATAGTATACCCATCACTTGAGTTTTTACGGTCAATCCCATTGAATCCACGGTCTTGAATTATTCCACAATAATTACATGGTTGTTTTACAATCTGGTCAAAATATTCTCTGGTAATAGCGAATTCCAAGTTTTTATCTCTGGCGCTTCGTCGGTATATGTAAAATTGCAGTTTCAGACTATTTATTTTCGCCACATTAATTGCAGCTACCTTTTCTGGATTCCGTTCACGCCATGCTCGAGCGTTATCTGCATTTTTTTTCAAATATTCATCAATATCCTCTTCGATTTGACGTTGTCTATGCATCAAACAACTCATTGCGACTTTCTCGTAATTGGACTCTTTCCATGCGTTTTTTACCGCGATTCGTTCCGGCGCTCTTTCCGCAATTCTGGATAATTCATTTCGGTGTTCCTTGTCGCGTTTTTGGTCTTGAATACGATTGCTTTCACGACATTTTTTGCACGTTTTGGTCGTTCCATCTACCGACCTACCCATAAAATGCGATGCGTCGTATACAAGACAGCAAGAGTTACACGTTTTCCCCATATCGCCAGGAATCGTTTCTTTTGCGATTGCGCGACGTTCTCTGTCCTTAGTGCGTTCTTTTTCAAGACAAATGTTGCAAGACGATTTTTTATATTCTGTATTCAACTGTTCACGACAACCGCGCACATATTGTTTGCACGGTCTCAGACCAAGTGCGATTGTATCGTCCACAAATATACATATTTGATGCTTATTGCAATATTTATTAACCGCTGATTTTTTGAAATTGCATTTTGTAGATGCGCATAATTCAATATTATCGCGTGTTACTATACGAGTCTGTTTACTGCGAATTTTACATACGCCGCACGTTTTTGTATCAATTTCATTGTAGAACATTTTTTTACATCCTGTGCAAATAATCATTTTTTGTAACATTTCATCAGTGTATTTGTCCATGTATTCGTGATTTTTACAAAATCGGCTGTCTGCTCTCGAATAGCACCTACATTTGTTATTATTTCGGTCAATCGCCAAACATTTTGTAGACATTATTATTTATGCGTATATCAACGAAACTTAATAAACATTTCAATTTTATCATAAGTATATAACATGGAAAATAGATTAACTGTAATGTGCGAATGTATTCATATGTATCGTCCGACGAGAACCAAACGGTTAACATGGCGCGAACCGTTAGTATCGGTTTCATCGACATGGTCTTCCAACGAATATAGCTTTAGAAAAATATGGTGTAATAACTGATATAAGTCAATCACCGATTTGGTTTGGTGTTGTAATATTTTTAATAAAGTTATATTATAAGTTATAAATTATATGGGAACAAGCCGAAAATCCAAGAAACTTAGTAAAAGATTTAGAAAAAGAATTAGAAAAACGCGTTCCAAAAAACAAAGAGGTGGAGTCAAATCTTCAAGATCACTTTACAATGGCGTGTTTACACCAACAACGAAGGTCCTTCGCACAGCGGTTTCGTTATGGATTAGTGATAATGGTTCAGCCTTAGCAAAATATGGTAATATTAGTGATTGGAATACTGAGAATGTGACTGATATGAGCAAGTTGTTTTGGGGAGCATCAAATTTTAATGAAGATATTAGTCGATGGAATACCGGGAATGTGACTTATATGAACAAGTTGTTTTGGGGAGCATCAAATTTTAATGAAGATATTAGTCGATGGAATACCGGGAATGTGACTGATATGAGATCTATGTTTAATAATGCAACTAAGTTTAATAAAAATATTGGACAATGGAACACTGAGAAGGTGACTACTATGCTTGGTATGTTTAATGAAGCATCAAATTTTAACCAAGATATTGGACAATGGAACACTGAGAAGGTGACTGATATGTATGGTATGTTTAATGGAGCATCAAATTTTAACCAAGATATTGGACAATGGAACACTGAGAAGGTGACTGATATGTATGGTATGTTTAATGGAGCATCAAATTTTAACCAAGATATTGGACAATGGAATACTGAGAATGTGACTAGTATGGGGACTATGCTTGAAGGAGCATCAAATTTTAACCAAGATATTGGACAATGGAACACTGAGAAGGTGACTGGTATGTATCGTATGTTTAATGGAGCATCAAATTTTAACCAAGATATTGGACAATGGAACACTGAGAATGTGACTGATATGAGAGCTATGTTTGGGAGAGCATCAAATTTTAACCAAGATATTGGACAATGGAACACTGAGAATGTGACTGATATGAGATCTATGTTTAATGGAGCATCAAATTTTAACCAAGATATTGGACAATGGAACACTGAGAAGGTGACTACTATGGTTGGTATGTTTAATGGAGCAGCCAATTTTGAACCACATAATTGTCCATGGTGTCAATTGACTGATGTGATTGCGACTAATGTGAGTGCGACTAATATTGTTGGAATTAGAGATTATGGGGAACAAACTGGACCAGCATTTGAAGTTCATAATATTTTTCGTAATATGAATAAATCTGCTTATATTACTACGATTACCCAGTTTTTTAATAATTTAAATACAGACCAAAGAGTAAGTAATCCATTTATTAATACAGAATCAAATAATTGGACGATTACATCATGGAATCCAGTTGAAATGAAAACCGTTACTAAGCAAGCATTTGAATCTTATATCAATGATAAAACCCCTTCTGAAAAAAAAGCTGAATTAACGAAATTTAATTTGGTATTTAGTCGATTAATAAATTGTGCTCCTAGCCCAGAGGTTAAGCAGATTGTTATTTTATCGATTGCTTATATGTGGTCCAGCGACTGGACTGATGATGAAAGAGGACTGTACATGTATAGAATGATAAATGATAATGCCGATGCATATACAGGTCATGATATTGCGCTTAATATATCATGTATTCAAGGAATTTTCGAGCGTTTTGTATTAGGCATCCGCGACATGCTTCAAATAAAAACAAACAAAACACCATTTCAAAACGACTTGTTTTTTATTATCAATAATACGTTACCTGAGCCAGGTGATGTATATGAATTATGGAGGGAAGAAATAAAGGAAAATCCCGAATATAACGATATAAAGGAGATAATTGGGAAACGTGATACAAATCCTGATATTGTGTTTGATGATGATGATGTAACAGCCCTAAAAGAATCCTTTACAAACTTTATGAAGTCGAAATATATAGGTGTAATACCAGATGAATCTACATTAACCATAAAAATGAATGAATCAAAGATCAAAGAATTCATAAATTATGTTCCAATACAGATCCAAGATGGAGGGAAACTACGGAAGATAGCGAAAAGGACGAAAATGATGAGAAAGACAAAAGGGAGAAAGACAAAAGGGAGAAATGGAAGAAAGACAAAAAAAATGCTGGATAGATAAGCAAGAACGCCATGTCAGTGATTATTTTTATGCTGTAAAAACGGCGTTTTAAATCTTCAAGGGTGTAAATAAATATTATCTCTGTAATGTTCCAAGGGAGTCGTCTTCACAAATGGCTCAATATATCGAATAGCTTTCTCGAATTCTTCAATGGAAATCGGCATATATAATATTACATATTTTAATAAAAACAAATATAAACGTAACCAATCTATTATTTGCATACTAACGTCATGTCTATGAAAGTGCATCAGGTGAAAACGCCGCATACTCAAAATGACCTCCTAATGAATTGTCTGATGGAGTTTTATTCAGACAAGACCAAGCTTCATCAAATGATGAATATTATCAATGGTGAATCGAAAATTTCACTCCGCATAGTAGACTGGTTTGTTACAAATTATGCGAAAAAATATTATACCATTTATGAATTACCGATGAAACGTGAAGGTGTCGATACTCTTATCACGCGGTTCAAGGTATACAATGATTACAAATTGAAATTAAAGGCGTATTCGAAAAGGAGGTTCGACCCATTCTGTCGGTGGGAACGAATTACCATCCCATATGACGATACCAATTATATGGAAACTACCATCGGACAACTCAACTTTTTCAAATGGGCAATTGAGCATAAAATTATTGATTATATTACGGAAAATTATAACGATATTGAAAAAGATATGAATGAGCGAAACAGTATTTCCAAGAAAAAGAACGGTTCACTTGACGGTAATGAGTCGGTTGAACTTACACTTATTAGTGATAACGGTAAAACACGTAAGAAACGCGAAGAATTGTCTATATCTGCATGCAAATGTATTAAAAAGGAGAATGTGAAGATTGTCGTATCTTTTCACTAGTAAAATAAAAAATAAAATGCTATATCTATTTTTTATTTGGTTATTGTGTATTTTGTGGGAGTTTATGTCTTATCCCATATTTCGTCAACTAGACCATATTTGATGCACTTATCCACCTCCCACCAGAGGTCGTGCTTGAGAATTGCTTCCAATTGTTTCTTGGGAATATCAGCGTTCTTCTTGTAAATGTCCAATATCTTATTCATGAGAAGCTTGTTATTCTCATGTTCATCTTCCAATTCACACATCTTTCCCCATGACCCCGACGACAATTGGTGAATCAACATATGAGCATTTGGACGCATATATCTTTTCGCACCGACCACACTCATCAATGTGCCTGCTGACGCAGAAGCTCCTTCAATGATTGTATGCACTGGGACTTTACATGCTTGAATCACATCAATCGCAGTAAGAACGTCGAATACCGACCCACCGAATGAACTAATATGCAGATAAATTGGGATTGGGTCGATACATAATTTGTGCGCCGTAACAATATTCTCAATCTCTGCCTTGCGGATATGTGTGACCATTTCGAATACAGATCCCCTGTCTACTTCGGCATAGTAGTAAATATGATTACCCTCCTTTGTTATGCGGCGATTTTCACCACCCCCACATAAACCACCATCTGAGTCATCATCGTCAGAGTCATCATCATTCTTAATGATGATGGTGGACTTTCCCTTTGCCGAGCGAGTTGCAGTATTACGTGGTCTGAATTGATACATATTGTAAATAAGCTATTTGTTGTAGATGAGTATACAATGGATTATAGAATCAATTTTATTGCATTACTAGTTTACATAGATGAATTATGAGAACATTTAGATAAATAAACATCTGATTATGTATATATATATATATATAACATCCATATCAATGCCGCAAATTTCACCCACGAAAAACGTTACACCCACATTATTAACACCACCACAACCTACACTTGTGGTTGGAGCTGATAATTATACAGTTACAGTACCAACTGAAAATCTTGAATTATTAACAAGTGGAACTCCAGAACAGAATAAGTTGGTGCGAGATAAATTTATAAATGACCTTCTTGTCTCTAATGCATCATTATTATCGGGGAAAAAGTTATTGATGGATGCGCAAACGTTACATGGTTCGTCGACAATCATCACCAAACGTGTTGTTCGAATAGTTAATTCGTCCTTTATATCTGGACTACCCATACAATACACATTTGATTTAACTACATTACTATCAGATGAAGCTATATATATACCATTGAAGGATATTGGTGATTTTATTATTATTACATCATCTTCCGGGAATAAGATTAAATTTAAAAATCTAAATGGAACACATTATAATGTTTATGAAAATTATACAAATGGTTATGAAAATTATAAAGATGTAAACACACCAGTTAGTAGCGTGTTAACTACAGGTGACACTTCTTCATTCGATACATTCACGTTTGAAATCGGTAGTATCGGTGGTGAAGATAGTCCAGTTATATTGCCTTTGCCTGTTCCTAATTGTTTTCCCAAGGGAACACCTGTTACTACCGACCAAGGAAAGATAGCGATTGAAACACTGAATCCAGACGTGCATACAATTCGCGGGAAAAAAGTAGTTGCTATTACGAAAACGGTCCCTCTTCATAAACACATTATTTCCATCGAAAAACACGCATTGAGATACAACGTCCCGTCTGCAACTACACAAATTAGTATGGATCACAAAATTCTATATAAAGGCGTTTTGACCAAGGCGAAGGATTTAGTTCCGTTACATAAACGAGTTACAAAAATCCCATATAATGGAGAAACATTGTATAATGTCTTGATGGATTCATATGAAGTTATGACCATAAACAATTTGGTGTGCGAAACATTGCATCCCGAAAATATAATGGCAAAAATATATAACGGATCGTTCAGTATTATGGAGAAAAATATTATCAGCAAAGAGTTAATCTGTGCACTTAATTCAAATGATGTTCCTGCTTTCAAAAAGTTATATAATTCGTTGACTTACTTCACAAATAAAAAGTTACGCCGTAAGAATGTAGACATACAGCTTGGATTCCATGGAATTGGTTCGAAAATATACACGAAACATTTTTGATCGTGACTAAATAGGTTTTGTATTTGATAATTAACCAAATACAAACGTTTTGTTATAATTATTCACCTTGGTAGGGACCGTTATAAATTTTCATTTTATCAGTCAAAAACATTCGTCCCTCATGGAATAGTGTTAGAGATACGATTGCTTTTGCAAGACCCAATCCTTGACCACGGAAAATGCCTTTCATACCAAATTTGTGCATGTCTGTTGCGATTTCCTTACATGCACCGGCAACATTAATGCTTTTTCCTGAAATCGAACTTGTTTGCATAATAACTTCTAATCTAGACAAGGGGTTTGTCGCAACCACATAGATAGGACTCACAACAGAAGATGCGATTAAATTCGTTGCAGATTGTCCGAAACTAGATTTAGCACCAAGTTCAGTTTGTATGTATTTTTGTAATTGGGGTTGTCCAACCAAACCTAATATAGCACTTATGAATGAATGTCCCATTAATGGGACAGTTCCGCGAAATAATGGCTTATATTTCTTCAATTGTGCTTCTTTGATGATTTCACCTAGGGGTTTCTCTTTTCCGGTTGTTCGCATATTCACTCGCTGCTGCTTCTCAACCATGCGAACAGGGTTGATAAAAGGTGCAGACAATATAGACGCGGTTGTAGCAGCAGCGAATCCAGGTTCACCCGTGGAACCAGACAAAGTAGTATATCCAAGAAGAATACCAAACTTGGGTATTCTTTTCAATAATACACCCACGAGACGAGGGGTAAGTCCAGATAGCGATGCTGCGACCGGTGCCTTCTTGAAAACACCCCTTGCCTCTTTAACTGCTACATCTGGACTAACTACTTCACCTTTCGCCGACTTCGCGTATTGTTGTACCAATTGGCGATATGCAGTTACGGGGTTATCTCCGACTGTTTGGATGGCGGAACCACCCAAGTAACACAGAAAGTTTTGAAACGGCGATACACCATTCTTTTGAACGTCAAAATAACCTTTGAGCATTTCTATATATATACAATTACAATTCTATATATACATTTATTCTAATTGGGAACTGGGAAAGGTCGTTGGTCAATACTGATTGTAAGGTCTCGAGGCATAATTAACGGCACTTTACGATCAACGATAGACAATGTCGCGATCTTCTTCAACTGTGGGGTAACCGGTGCTTGAGGTGTTACTAAATTGGTCGATCCGATACCGAACAAGAACGACTCGATATCGTTTGGATTTCCAGCCAATTCTGTATCGGGTAGGCGTCCTTGAATTAAACCACATCCAGCGAGTAATGTAGGTGCGGCTATAGAATATTCTTTGTTTGTGCAATAATTCACTTGTTCGCGATACGATTTTTGTTGCACATTATAATCACCGGGTGTATTTATATTACGTGTAGAAGCCATTTTTATATTATACACATATAAAAACTACAGGGGGTATTTACCGTATTTTCAAATCCAATGCACAATAGGCTTTATTATTTTCATCGAAACCCGTAGGATTTTCGCAAAATGATATATAGCATTCGTGAAATAGAGCCATATAATCATATGAAAACAATACGGCTAAACCGATCTCACGGTCAGTAGATAACATTTTTGATGCAGCAACATCATATAGAATTTGGAAATGAATATTGTCCTTGGTTTGGTCGCGAATTGAATCCATTGCTTTAGATGCAGCAGACTCGTCGTAATCATTTTCATCATGGGTAATTGCATCAATCTCGTGTTCATTCTCTGTGCGATTTACCATGTTAAATATTTGACGGAGACAAGTCCTGTATTCAAGATCATCTGAATAATGCAGCGACTGCATCGTCATGTTATACGACATGAATAAACAATATAAACTCTAATGTTTAAATTGTTTTTTGGGACTCTAAATACCAAATAAACGACCCAGGATGGAACGGGATTTTCTTGGTCTACGCACGGTCTTGCGAACAGAACGCTTCCTCGAACCATGAGATGTTCTACGAGCAGAACGCTTAGGGTGCTTTCTCACGTTACGTGACCTCTTGTTGTGGGTGCGAGATTTTCTTGAATGCTTCTTTCCCCCGTGAATGTGGTCAGTTTCTTGAGACATTATACAATAACATGTGATAATATTACACGCGTCAATAAATGGATGTTTTCCTAAAACGCGCCTCCAGAAGGACGTCCTTTGCTAGCCAAATCGCCATCGACAGGTGCACGTGTATCTGCACCACCGCGAACCCATCCCTTCATAGCACTTTCCTCAATACGAGTTCCACTTTTATCATCCATTTCTTTGCTGGAAGGATGCAATGTATAACCCATAAAACTTTGCGCCATAACAGTGGACACACTCTTCTTCTCACCCATTGGTTCACCTTCACGTAATTGTAATTCCAATACGGGATCGGCAGAACCTCTTCCTAAATAGGGGACGGTCAGAAATTGACGTTCCATCAAATTTAAACGTCCTAAAGCGCGTTCCTGTTCCGTGTTCAGAAGCAATAATGATTCTCCCTCTACGTTGTTACCTCCCACACCACTTCCAACAGTGCCTACGGGAACAATAGCTGGCTGGGATGTAGCAAATTGGATATTCGTTTCACCACTATTATCGCTAAAATAGTTTGTTGTAGTGTAACCAGAGTAGCGATCGTTTTGAAGGACATGTTGTGTCTGTGTTCCAGAATCGTTCTCGATGCGGTCCTGATTATTGAATTTGTAATTGTTTACCGTAGACATTCTTTTATATAATTCACATATATTTTGTTCAATTATAACTAGCGTAAATCGTATTTCGGATTATCGCGAGTTAGTGCAAACTTGTTACCCTCTTTCGCTGATATCATATCACCGTAACAAAATTCAGCAAAACCTGCTTGGTCATTCGGTATGGTCGTATTCGATGTGCTATAAAATTGTCGCATGGACTGTTCATGCTCAAGGTTTGTGTTAATATCGTTGTATAATTTTCCAACAATATCAGGTTGGTCCGGGTGCATTTCTTGAACCATTTTTTTAGCATTCTCGGCAATATCTTCAACACCCTGTTTTGTAAATGCGGGGGGTGCAGGTTTCTTTTTTGGATTATAGTCATAATCAGTCAATAACACATTCGATAATGGATTCGATGCGGTTGGTTGATCAAACGTTTCGTCAAAATTTCCCTCCACGTCAATTATCGGACCTTTATAATTATATAATCTCGAGTGGCGCGCCATTTCGTCTAATGTACTATGTTCATCGTTATGAAAACCCTCATCTGAGGATTCTCTCGATTTTGCATAATGTAGGAAAAATATTGCGAATATAGTCATAACCGCAACGCTAACAATGCGCGTATTATTCGTAAACAAATAAGATACCGCGGTCAATACCACAACGGTTCGTGTTATCGAATTTAACTTTTGGTTAAAAGACATCGAATCTATTGGGAAAAATTCCATCATATAAGCCGGTTTTACAAGAATGTTAGGATCTTCTGTCCAGAACGGTATTATTTTCTTCTTCAATCTCGCTGAAGGTGAAGGCGATGGCGATAACCTCGTTATAGGTGTCGTAGTTTCCTCTATACTAGGCACTTCATCTGTTTCGACCAATTTCGTAGTAGAATCTTCTAAATTATATGTTAATGCATCGTCATTAACCGATATTGGATTAAAAGAAGTATTCATTATATATATTCTTTGTTATAAAAAAGTAGGCATTTCACCTATCGCATAAACAAAGAATATATTAGTCCGACCGATTTTTACATTTTTCCTCAATTTGAAATGTCTCGCATTTTTTTGTCTGCGGCACTATTTTCAACACACACTTCGATTTTTCACCATAGACCGGTTCAGTACAACCCTTTTCTTCATGTTTTGTTTGTTTACGGGTTGTTCTACAACGTGAACGGAAATTCTCGTATCGATCACGCACTTCAGTGTAAGTCAGACCTGACTTTTTTCCTAGCATGATATTAATAAATTCGTGCAATTTATACATATATTTCGAAAAGGTTGTCCGACTTTTCATGTGTTTATATAAAAGCGGATGACGCTTGAAATTTTTACATAAGTTGTCGCGACATTTTCCACACGGCAACACATTAACTAAGTCCAATATATAACTACGATAATGACGTTTATCGTCACATGTAGGTTTCACTGGATAGTTAAAACTCATTGTATGTAAAAAGTGCCATGCACCCGGTCCCCAAACACTCGTTAACATCCCATCGTTTGATTGGTAATGTTTACGCGTATAACTATTTTTCTTTTTTATTTTTATTCGTTTACTTTGTGTTTTAGACATGTTATATTACTGCGATAAAAGATACTTCGCATATTTCTAAATGATATTCTATCTGTAAAAACACGTTGTATATTGATAATAAAAATGTTCATATAAAATATAATGTCCACTGATATCGTATCCACGCTATATACCGATTACGTGAAACCATTCCAAACGCACCTGGTCACGTTGTTTGTAATACTTATATTTGTTATGGCTACACTTCTTGCTTATAAATGGTATATCAAACCCACTGTTGAGAACTTGAATGCTGCTGATATATCAAACGACAATCAGAGAGAAAGTGAGGTGCAATTGTATTTATTCTCCGCCGATTGGTGTCCCCATTGCAAACGCGCCAAGCCCGAATGGGACGAATTTTCTAAAAACTACAGTAACAAAAAGGTTGGGAATTATAATGTTACACCCATCGCGGTTGATTGTTCCGAAGGAGATGACCCATTAATCCAAAAATATAGCGTTGATGGTTATCCGACTGTATTGATGATAAAGGATGGTCAACGTGTTAACTACGACGCCAAGATCACATTTGATAATTTGTCCAAATTTGTGAATGATGTCTTACAATAATCCCTTATCTAAAAATGTGCGTGCCGATTTCACACCTATTTGAATAATATCCTCTCTATGTTTTTCGGAACATGTAAATTCATATAAATCTGAAGCAGCTATTGGATCCATCCATATATCGATCTGATTTTCAATGGTGCTACATTCATCGCCGGTTAAAAGTGTAGAACGCATATCTTGTAAAGCACAATCCATCAATTTATTAAATATCTGTATCGAATAATCTACTAAATTTGATTCTGATGTTATGATAGTGTAGTTATTAACGGGGTTTACTTTGTTAATACCTAATATTTCCGATGGGAGAACATTATTATTTTTTAAACATTCTGCTAGTGGGTAATTTAGTAGTAAACCTCCATCGATAAAACATTCACCCTCTACACACAACGGTTTTAAGAAAATGGGTATACTTGAAGATGTATATATCGCATCAATTACCTTCCATTCCGGATGTGTTTTATGTGATAAACATTTTAACTGGAAAGTATTTAGTTCACATGTATAAAAATGCATATCTACGCCCGTTTTTTCGTAGAATTCACCCAGCGTTATGTTGATATCTATATCTGCACCCGCAAAAAGTGGCTTGAATGTTGTTTCAAATACGGATTTATCAAAAATCCCGCAATTCGTATACGCATTCAATAATGTGTGTATATCGTATTTGAATACTTCATTCCACGGACGTTTTATTATATATGCATCCAGTGTATCCCAGTCATACCCAAGAAATATAATTGTCGCTATTATACCACCAATTGAGGTGCAATAACAACTTTCAATGTTTTTAATGTCCCATAATCCACGTTTATTTGTCTCTTTCAATGCACCGTATGCTGCTAACCCATATATTCCACCACCCGCTATAACCAGGTGTTTAATCACCGGAGGTGGTTCGGCTTTATCTTCCATTATACAATTATTGTATAATGTGTGCATTTGTTTATACTTTTTTATTTCGTCCTAGTATATTAGAATACCCATGTCTTGCTTTTTATACACTTCCGATAGTGATAATGTCGACAATATCAACATTGACGACTTATATAATAAGAAACAACAGCGTGATTTGCGTCAGGTGTCCATATTTAATAAAATTTTGAATCGAATTCATAAACGAATCACAGTTACCGGTCGAAATAAGGTGTCCGACAAACATATCTGGTTCACCATTCCCGAGTATATTTTCGGCGAACCAGTTTACGATAAAGCCGATTGTATCGCATATATTGTCGCCAAGTTGGAAGCGAATAAATTTCATATTCGATATGTTCATCCGAATACACTCTTCGTTTCTTGGTCTAATTGGATACCTTCCTATGTTCGCGATGAATATCGCCGAAAAACGGGTATCACCGTCGATGAGTTAGGGACAGTCATTTCAAACAAACATGACCCTATTGAGGATTCTCAGTCCAACGACCCCAATGCACAATTGTTAAATACAGGTGCAACCAACGATAAAACACAGAAACAATATACGTCAGTTAATCAATATAGACCGACAGGTAACTTAGTGTATAATCCAGACATGTTTAACAGTATTGAGAAGAAAACCACGTAATATTAGTCATGTAGCAATGAACGCATCCATTGGTAATTCGGTTGTTCGATAAAAGACATTTCATATAAATGTCCTAGTATAATTCCAAGAATGGAGGCGGTCTGAATTGACTCGAAATGCATTGATTTAAGTCGCTTTCGTTCCGCATTTTTGAAATATAATATGTGGTTTTCGCTGTATTTGACGTCGCCGATTTGCTTATCTTGGACGTTCTCCCAATAGAGATGTCCATCTAGCAGTAAATACTGTAATATATATATTACAGATATACAATCGTCTCTACGTGTTGGGTCTTCACCATTGTGAACATGGATACTTACAAATTTAGGCGTCCCTAGCATATAAGAACTTAGTTCTCTCTGGGGTAAAATAACCTTTTTATCGTCCATATACACGGTAGATAGTCCAAAATCTATGAGAAACACATCGTCGTTGCGCATCATGAAATTTTGCGGTTTTATATCTCGGTGCAAAACGCCAAGATTGTGAATTGTATCTAAGATATCTATCATTTTAGATACTATTTTCATCGATTGTATCTTGGACATTGCATTCGAATGAATCATTTCCTCTAATGAACGTTCATATAACGGTATAACCAGCGTGAATTGTCTTAAGTGGATACCATACCAATATACAAGAGGTGTGTGTGTTGATCCTTTGGAATGAAGATAGTTCAATATTGTAGTCTCATGCTTCAAAGTTTGTAGAGACGTGTCCAATAACTCAGTTTTTATAGCAACATATTCTCCCGTTTTCGCGTATTTACCCCTATATATTGTTCCAAATGTTCCAGAACCAATCTTGGACATGGGTGTATATTTGTTGGCTATCATTCTGTTATTCGTATCTAATCTTATCTTATACCATAGTTTTTATACTACTATACTATAACATGGAATTTCACATAGGAACCAAATTGGTGTTATATATAATTATAATATGCTTTTTCGGTTACATTATAGGATCATATTTTGCAACCGTGAGAGAAGGCGCGAGAACTTTACCTCGTCCGGTTATCAACCCTATTACAAAAGAAGAAATCTTGGACATTAAACCATTAGCACCATATCACGGCGAAACATTAAATAAAATGATTGACCGGTATATATCCCTGTATTTCGATAAGAGAGGTTTCCCATATACCGGCACAATTACCTTATATAGTAAATTATGTATTGATGGAAACATCGGTGTGACTACGAAACACAATAAACGAAGATTGACTGATATCGGATACTATTTATTGAATATAGTCATCCCAAATATCCAAACTATCGATAACCCTACTCCAATTATAGCATGGCCGGCGATTAAATGGACCGGCGACAAATTCTTCAATGTTCAAGTCCAACCTACAGCGACATATAAAATATACAAAGGACAAGCATGGGCTCCCAATGGCGGTGGCGACATGAACGATACTGCTTCAACCAGTGGAGACGGTGGAGACGGTGGAGACGGTGGTGGTGAAACCCCCGCTGAACCTACGCCAACATCAACGCCCACGGATGATCCGGAGCCTGCAGATAAGGGATGTGGTGGCGATAATTACTGTAGAATCGCATGTCCAGGGAGTTGTTTAGATAGTGTTGCCTCTGCTTGGAAGGCAGCCGACGATCTCAAGGCTGAAATTAACAAGTCCGCACCAAGCAGCGAATCAAATTCGTCAAGTTTTGGATGGGGGTTTGGTTCCGTGACCAACAATACTTCTATTATACCCGGCGTTTCATCACTAACTGGTGGGTCGAACACAATGATTATTGGAAATACGGAAGTGGACGGTTACCAAATCACCGACGAAACGGTTGACGCAAATGTAACAGAACTAAATGATAATGTGAATGCATTTATAAACGACTATTTTATTGAATCTGGCGTAAACAAGGGGAAACCTACACAAAAGGCGATTGATGCGTTTAATATGTATTTCGAATACAAGACGCCTATGGACGGAATTCATATGAATAAAATGCGCGATGTCGTGTATTATATATTGCAATCCATCATTCCCGGATTACCCACATCGGACGCTCCCAAGGCATATGTTGAATGGCGTCCAATTCATTGGTTAAGTCGGTCTGAAAAAAAATAAATCCAGAATATACAATATAATCTAATTACATTGTATATGTATAATACCGTTGGTGGATTTATCCGAAATATAGACACTAATTTAGAGCATATCTCGGTGCCTGTCTATTATGTCGCAATCGCAGTGTTATATATTATTTATTTCATGTCGATGTTGGGTATAGCATATGTCGACCCACAATACACAGACTATTTAAATACGGGGATACAAATATTCATAGCCGTTGTTTTGTTAATTCGGTTCAATCCATTTCGTAAAATTCAATGCACTTCAAATGACGCCATATTAATCACAGCAAGTGCCGTATTTATGTTAATTAATGACGGTGTCGCCGGCTGGTTGCACACTTATTTCAAAAAAGCACAATATATTACTCAATTCAATTAGATATACTCGCAAATAGTCACTACAAAACTACCTTCCTTTTCCACTATTTGAAACGGCTTTCCACAGCCATATATCATATCTTGGGTTATTAGATTATCGCAAAGGTCTTTGCTCGCATGAGGGTCGACCTGTTTCCCGGTTTTCTTGATGATACCATGTCGGAAAATACCGCAATTCAACTTCTCAATGAGAATGGGTGCATCGCAGTGGGGGCAGATAATAATTGGTTCCATTTGTATACATACACATTACATTGTATACCATATTTATCATTTACATAAAAAAACATATAAAAATAAAAATATATATATATAGAAATGTCTACTCCAAATGTAAATATCCTGGAAAAATTGGATATTCTACACGAATCGTTCGTAGTAAATTATACCGACATTAATTTGGACGAAGATCATATTGTCCATAATGGTATACCTGGTGTATTGAGTAGGGGTAATAGTAAAGGGGGTGTTGAAGACGAACCACGTAATAGTATAGATAACAGTCGTAGTCGTCGTAGTCGTAGTCGTAGTCGTAGTCGTAGTCGTAGTCGTAGTAACAATAGTGAATACGACCACGACGAATCTCTTTGTCGCGGTCGTTCTAATAGTATAGATAGCAGTAATAGTCGTAGTCGACGTGGTAGTATAGGAGACGATGGTGATTTTCAAAATGGTAACCCTGTTTTCCAAAACCCACGATATCCCGACATGATGAATACAAAGTCTAATTCAGACCGCTTCATCGCGGAGTCAAGGTCTCAGTACCGCCGCAACCACAAGATTTTGGCGTCATCCGGAAAGAAATTTTGGACTGACCCCCACAAATGATCATAAATTCGAATTATAATGAGAAAATGTGTAAAACCATATGAACATTTACTATACTTACATAGTAAATGTTATCCAACTACATCCAAGATATAATCGACGAAGAACAAAATAATCCTGATTTACAATCCAATCTCGATATACCCGCTATATTGTCTGCTGCCGAGAATGTTAGTTCCGACTTCTTAAATACACATACAATATACGGTATTTCAGAAGACAATATCCAAGTTCTAACAACACATGGTATCTCCGACGAAAATATCCAAGGTTTATGTGAGAAATTGATCGAGTTTTATCATGTCGATCAAGTTTACCAAATTCACAAAGGAAAACACATTCGATGGGTGCGAAATGGACGTCTAACAAATGGAGGTATCGTCGTCGATATAAAGTTTCTAGATACAGGGACACATATATTATGTAAAAGTAGGAATCGGTTTATCCAATACAAATTCGACGATTGTATCACATTTCAGCGCCTATCTAGCGATGAAATACTCATTTTGCAGCTGAAACACACACTATGACCTCTTTCGCATGGTCACCGCGTTACCGACCTTACGTATATGACGCGTGTGTGGTCGACGTATCGACATATGAAAAAACCTACGTATATATTTGAGCAATTTTTTCGAAACATGCAAATCAACATCCAATTCAGATAACTCGCGATTATTGGTCGTCATAGAATACTCACGATCTGTATACCATTTAATCATAATTGGACTCAAATCTTGGTTGGTCATAGTAAATATTCGATTACACAATTCAGACTTAAAAAAGCGGTCTAATATATCGGAGCGGTTCATGTAGTGATGATATGGACGCGGTTGTAGATAATATACATATCGATGTTCCATCTTGGGATATCTATCATTATCAATATAACAAAACTCAGTATTTTGAGGCAATAGCAAACATCGCAACAAATCATTATGTGTTTTTTCAGTCGTAGTTCGGGTTTTTTCGACAATTTTACCGCCGATTTTAAATGCGCGCACAACAGTATCAAATAAACCGGGTAACTCCCACTTTTCCTCAATAAAGCGCGTAATATAAAATGCCCAAGAATCTGGTAAGCAAGAATTATTTGTATAAAGATGAACCCCGGAACACGAATTATCGGACTTTTTTTTATGTAAATAGGCTAATACAATTTCGATTCCATATCGGAAAAATTCAGGATACAAATTTAACAACTCATATACAAGGTCACTTGGATTATCATATAATGTAAAATTATAGGTTGTTTGCAAAGATTCGATACATTGAAATAATAGGTACAAATCAGAAAATGACCCGATTGTTTCATCCAAATCAAATACAAACTGTTTCGGTTCTGTAGATAGTTGCGAACCCTTCTTCAAACCAATCCCTTTATATATTTGTATTGTATCCTCATTCGAACCCATTCGATTATATTACAACGATATTTAATCAATTAACAAATATATAAAGATTGCGTCGCATATCATATATACACCATGAACCGAGTTGAACAAATGGAGAATGTTCAAGAAAAGGCATTGGATATGTTCAAGAAAAAAAATGTGGATTATGGAGACTCATTCGCTAAATTTGGCGTCATTGGAGTTCTCATGCGTATTGAAGATAAAATCCAACGTGCGATTTCCGTCACTAAAAACGGTGTAAATATGGTAGATGACGAGAGTATACGTGATACATTGATGGATTTACACAACTATGCAGCGATGGGGGTGATGCTATTGGACGAAAATCCACAGAATGCATCTCTACAAACCTTGAATATCCGAAAAGATTAAAATTTTGCATATAAAAACTAGGTTCATAGCTATACTAGATACGAAATGCAATTGATATATGCGGTCGCTTGTGTGAGTGTGTTCATAATTATAATCGCGTTTGGTGAACATATATGGATAAAACATCAATCGAATACTACCAACATATTCCCTTTATCTAACCGGTTTTCATTACCAGTCCGAATATTTACACGTCCACACGTTTGCACACCATGCACGTATAGAGGTAGAATGAACCATTGAATATGTTCACGACGGATATTTGTATCAAATAATAATATAGAATATGCTAGATTATTATTATAAAATTATTTCAAATGATTAAGAGCGCGTTCTTGCTTCTTAGATAAACCTTTCAACCGTGAAACCTCACTGCGATTCTTTCCGCGTTTTTTGGTTGTATTCTTTCTTGTCTTTCTATTCTTGTTATACTTCTTGCGACAAAATGTCCGCTGTGTACCGCGTGCTACTTTACAACCGACCAACTTTTTACACTTGTTTGGAGTGGAGGTGCGTTTTCCTTTACAAAGAGATTTCGGCATCGTATACACTACATACATATATTTTATCTAAACGCGCATGTTTCTCTAAATGTTAATAAAAACTCGCCAAATATTCATGATTGTAACATGTGTAATTTAGTTGATACCTACGATATATTATTGCTACTCGATGTAAGCTTTACTTCAGATGGTAATAAGGTAATTGTGCGAGACAAAGGCTTGGAAACCATAAAATCAAGAGTTGACCCACTCAAGTCGTCTGCAAACAGTTTCAATAACATTTCAGTATGTAATGCAACCGCAGTGTCCCCATATATTCCCATCACATCTGCATGATAAGAATTGGAAATAGCATTGCTCCGCCAAGTAATAGCAACATCCATGTTATGAATGATAAACCGGGTGGGAACATTGTTAATTCTCAGAAACACTTGTTGGCGAATTTGGTTCGCAATATCATCAGTCGTCGATTGAGAGATAATAACATTCAATATGTGACTAACGTTGCCGCCGCCATAAATATGTGCGTTGATGTCCTTACGAAAGGATGACTCGTCTGAAATTACGTTCATGATATAATTTATTATGTGATAGTTATTTTATATCTATTTCTAAAATCAATTTTTACTACAAAATATAGAAGGTAAGTAAGACGATCGGCAATGAAAAGATTGCCTATTGATTTTACACCACTTTAATTTTTAATGGGATTATGTCTCATTTTTCTTTTTAGTCGGTGTAACTACAAAAAACACCATATCATATTCGTGGGTGGAAAATATTTACGCTTTTTTACTGTTTCCTATAATGGAAACAATTGGAAACATTAAAAAGCGTAAATCATTTATTTGGTATATTTGTAACATTATATGCAGTCAATATAATGTTTATTTAATATAATAAATTGAATGTAATGGACACATATGGAAACAAAAAAAAGGCGTAAACCGTCAAATATATTCATGAAAATAAGAGTTGCAACTTTTCCAAAATGTTACGAAAACGGTGGTTGAGTTGCGAAATAGGTTAGGAGTGTTATATATTAGGATTATATTGGAAAAACTCCTAATAATAAACACATCAATTACATCAACACTTCAGTTGTAAAAAGTTGCTACGTTTTATGCAGCAATAACCATGAATATAATCGTCATATAACGACTGCAATATATTTATTTACATCACTAATCCTAATAGTAAACACTTCAATCAAATCTATAAGGATTCTAATATATTCATGAAAATAAAGAGTTGCAACTTTTCCACAATGGAACTTTTTAAAAAGTTCCAAATTACATAAATCAGAGCAAAATCTTTTTAATAAAAACACAAAAATACAATTGTTATGCGAATGCAGCCATTTTGATAACTGAAATATAAATTGACTGCAAGTGAAAAAATCAAATAACTATGCGTCAAAGTTTAGG